GACGGAGACGCGGCCGGAGTTGGCGGCAGTACCGTTCACGGTCTGCTCGATGTTCTCCATCGCGAAGTTGGTGTGGCGCTTGTAAACCGCCTGGAAGAAGGTAACCTTGGGGTTACCGGTAAGGTAGACATCCTGGGCACCATAGGCAACGAGCTGCATTAAACCGCCCGCCATTTTGAGAGTTGTTGTACTATAAGCAGAGAAAATAATTTTGACTAAAGTGCGAATTTTCGCACATGATTTTTCCTGGGTCTACCATAAATGTCTACACAGCCTGAGACGATCGAGCCCGAGACCGAGACCGAGTCGGAGTCCGGATCCGAGATTTCCCCCGACCAGGAGGTCGAGGAGGTCGACCTCACCGAGTACGACCCCGAAAACTTTCCGGAGGATGACGACTTTTCCCCCATGGAGAACCTACTCGGTCAGACCCTCACCACTCCCGAGGGTGATACCGTGTGCACAGCTTTAGTGTATATTGGACAGCAGATGGAAATTCAGAACAAAATTTTGATCAAACTTCTCAACACCCTTCAGAAGAAAAATGAAGCTTAGAAAAATGAATCCTAATATTATAAATGCAGGGTCCGATGCACACCATAGACGACACATGCAACTTTCATGATCATAATAGCACTTTCTGGACTGAGAATATTATGAATATGGATATAGACCAGCTCATGAAAATTATTATTCAACCTTCCGAAAAGAAGCTGAGAATAAACGACAAGCTCAGCGCAGCCGAATCTCTTCATATAGGTTTTGATCTATTCTTCGATCCTTCACAACCTAAGGAAAATGGTCTACCCACTTCCATCGACATTAGTGAAGTCGAGCGTGTCCGTACTTTCATGATTGATCGCCTGTGCGATGCCTACCATCGTGCACGCACGCTCGAGAAGGAGAACGAATGTGACTTTGATGACGATGATGTCAAAGAAGTCACCCTGGCGACTCGAATTAACCGAATGATCGATCGTGTACAGGACGCATGGAGGCTTACGTTCAGTGTGTTTCGTATCCACGATTTCTCCAACAATCCTAACGCCGTTCCAGTGGACCCAGAGTCAGACCCGTCTATTTTCAGGGCATCGACGATTAAGGATATCCAGGAGCTCAAGCCCTTTCAGCAGGCTATGCTTCAAGTGCTGAAGGACTTGTACGATCGACAGATTAAGAGGTACAAAGACCACTGCTGCAGAGAGATTAAGACGAAGGATGGTGCGAGTACTCGAGCGTGGGAAGTATTTGAGAGTATTCAGGATTACGTATATTCAGTTGGTAAAAAGGAACAGTTTTACGACCTGTGGAAGAATATGACCATGAGCCCCTCCACGCATAGCGATCTCATTCGCCACCTTTCCAAGACGAAAGATATGCAGTTTCCGGAGATTAAGAAGCATCGTCAGGTCTGGTCATTTACTAACGGTATCTTCATTGGAAAGGAACTCGTACCAGATAAGTCTACGGATGAAGAGAAATTTTACCGTGCCGTGTTCTACCCTTACACTTCTAAAGAGTTTAAGACCCTCGATCGAACGATCGTTAGCTGCAAATACTTCAATCAAGAGTTTACCAACTATAACGACGTCGATTGGAGAGAAATTCCGACTCCTAATTTTGATAGAATTCTCACGTATCAAAACTTCGATAAGGATGTGATCGAGTGGATGTATATTCTGTGTGGACGTTTATGTTTCGATGTGAACGAGATCGATAAATGGCAGTGTATTCCTTTCCTAAAGGGCGTGGCTCAGTCTGGTAAGTCTACTATCATTACGAAGGTGTGTCGCAAGTTCTACACACCCGATGATGTGCGAACCCTCTCGAACAACGTCGAGAGAAAGTTCGGCCTGTCGTCTATCTACGACTCATACATGTTCATCGCGCCAGAGATTAAGGGTGACCTGGCCCTCGAACAGGCTGAGTTTCAGTCTGTGGTTTCGGGTGAGGATGTGTCTATCGCCGTGAAGCACGAGAAAGCTAAGACGTTCGTGTGGAAGTCTCCGGGTATTCTTGGTGGTAACGAGATCCCGGGATGGAGAGACAACTCCGGTAGCGTTCTTCGACGCCTGATCACGATTGACTTTAGGAAGAAGGTTAAGGAGGCTGATCCCACCCTGGAAGATCGTCTCGAAGAAGAACTTCCAAACATCCTGCAAAAGTGCGTGCGCGCGTATCTCGAGAAGGCACAAGCACACAAGAACGATGCTATCTGGAACATTCTTCCTCCGTACTTCGAAAAGGTGAAGACACAGGTTGCAGCGGCTGTCAGTCCTCTACTGAGTTTCATGGAATCGCCTCATATCGAGTATGGCGATGATAAGAAGTGTCCATTGTCTTTCTTCAAGGACGAGTTTTCCGCGTATTGCATGAAGGAAGGTAAATCGAGGACGATCAACTCCGACATTTGGGCGGGTCCTTTCGGGGAGCGTGGTATCAGTGTAGAGAAACTGGGAGAAGGCGACTCTACGGAGTATACGAGGTGCGGTATCACACAGCAACATCCTAAGACTGGTACGGAACATAGGAACTCTATGTGGGTGATTGGTCTCGATGTTGTAAACGTCACTCCTCAAGAAGTGACAACGCAACAGCAGCAGGTCTACACGGAGACGTCTATTTCTACACAGACTATGGTTGACACCGATGGACAGGAGTTAGATGATTAAAATGTTTACTTAATGTATGGGTTTATTCAACGAGTTTGAAAAAAATAACAATGCCTCGCCTACTGCTCAAAACCTTATACGTCAGGCCCCTTATCTTACAAACCGCGAAAGAAACAGTCTGCGCACCAATGCGACGCGATTGAAACAAAACAACATACAAGCAAGAATACAGAGAATGGTTGGTAACAAACTGAAGGCTGCTAATCTCTCAAAAATGAAGATATCACCTCTTCAGATGGGCGTCTTTAACGGTATGGTTAACTTGGATGCCAAAGCTGGTAACTATGCCGTGGACGTGTCAGAAATTCTTTATAAGAAGCCTATTAAAAGGCGTCCTATCACGAGTGGTTCTGACTTCGAGATCGAAGTGAGTGCGATCAAGTTGTTATATGGGCGTATGCAAATCGGAGCTAAGCACACGTTTACGGTCGCACCTAACAAGAATGCCAAAAATAGACACCGATACTTCGTCGCTCAGATCGACGGTTTCACGTACTTAGGGGGTAAGAAGCAGAAGTTACTCGTGAAGATATACACTAACGGAAAGATGCAAGTTGCCGGTGGTATCATAGACAATAACTCCAGACAGCCAGAGATGATTCGTAAGTTTATAGTGGACAACTACGCAGCCAAGTACAAGTTTTTATACAACCCTATTCGGTACTCTACACTCGTGGGTACGTTCCAGATCCAGGGTGCGATCAATCTCACCAAGGTTGCACAGGCTTTCGCCAAGTCTCGTAACGTGGATTATGAACCCGAACTTAGACCCGCGCTAAAGATGACGTATTATGGAAACAATTTCCAAATGTTCACGTCCGGTAAGGTACAGATCATGGGAGCTAAGACTGTGAAGGCTTTACACGATGCCTACAATCCCATAGGGTACGATCTTGTGAAGACGATGTGGATTATGGGTATGATAAAACCTACTGCGAACATACCTGCGGCGGTTGTCAAAAAGACAACTCGTCTTAAGAATAAGACTGCCACGCTTACGAATAAGAATACCAACATCAAGTATCTCAACGGTCAGAATTCTATAAAGGTGGGTCCGCGCAAGTGTCTTACCGTCGCTCGTCCAAAGCTCGTCGCAGTCGCGGAAAAGATGGGTATTGTCGACATCACGAGCAAGACGACGAAGCCCGCCATTTGTGAAAAGATTAAGGATCGTGCGTTTGGTACATTCAAGGTTGGTAACAAACCCTGCCGAGCGTACAAGAAGGATGAGCTCGTGCAAATAGCGATCGCTCGAGGTGTGAGTGTGGTCGATAGTGATACCGTGGATACATTGTGCAAGAAGCTCCAAATGCCTAAGGCTGCATCCCCCAAAAAGAGAGGTAGAAAGCCCAAGGCAGCGGCAGCACCTGCTTCGAGGACTGCGAATATCGCGAAGAAGTTAGACAAGCGTCGTCTCACTAATAAGGCTATCAAGGAGGATATCAAGGAATTATACGGTAAGCGGTGGCTGAAGAAGTATAAGAACGTGATGCCTTCTTTAAATTCCGACGTCGCAGACATGAAAAAGGTAATCAACGCTCTTAGTCTCAAAAAGAATAAGAAGAATGGATTACCCTTCAAGACCAACGTGAACAAGGTCAAGCGTGACACTGTGCGTACATGGAAGTTCCAGCGACAGAAGCAGTTAAATAACAAGCTAAACAATCTCAACAATAATCTCGCCGCCGAACTAGAAGGTGCGATGAACGTGGCCACGCCGTCACCGAAGAAGAACTCTCCGAAGGGAGCCAACCGCTTCCTCAAGGGTACGAAGGTGGAACAATTATAAAGAATAGCTGATATGTAAAGGTATGGACGATAGTAGACAGCTTTTTGTCAATCACGTCAAAACATTATACAAACACGGCGAATTTCGCGTAGACGAAGAAAATCCACGATGGGATAAACGTATACGCGAAACGCTACTCGATAGCATTTTCTATACTATCTGCGCATACATTCGCAAGGAACGAGACGAAGACACAGAATGGGGAATGGGTACACTAGAACGCGAGTTTCTGTGTTCGTGGGAATTTACAGAAGCGGAAGATGGACGTAAATGGATAGATGAAAATAGGGAAAAACTGGATGATACGTGGCTGGTTATCTACATGTTCGATAACATTCCTAGACTAACACCCGGTCCACATCGACGCGCCCTGTTGTACATGCTTAACATCTTATATTTTGAATTATAACCTTATGGGGTTCGGCTATCTGTTTTAAAAGTGCTACATGGTACTCAAAATCATATGGTTTAAACTTCTCCTTAATTTCGTCCGATAAAGCGTATCCCTGATTCCTCCGCGAAATACCTGCACACACTGCCATTCGAACCAAACGCACAAATTGATCCTCCAACATGATAAACTCCTTTAATTGATCGGGGTGCATACCATCGTATTTCATTTTTTCGTACGTACGCTTCGAAGCGCCTGCGGAAACATGAAAAAACTTGGTTTTGTATCCAAGCACGCCCACCTCTTCTCCCTGATTTTGACTCGCATTGTGTAGTATGATGAATATTGCCACGAGAAAGAGGAATGCCATCATCTGTTAGTACCCAACATATTAAATACGTCGTTAATCTTATGGATGATTTTAAACAGGTCATCCTTCGTGTCGCACGAAGAAGCATCGACAATTTCGAACTCCATCTGATAGGACATGGGATCCTCTGAATCCATATCATGGCTATCACCAGATACGACCGTCATGTCGATAGACACGTTCTTACGAATAAACGAAACACGTTTCTTGTTCTTCTTCTTATCCATATCACGATCGGTGTCTTCAGGGAGTGGGATCTCCTTGGAAATGCTGAAACGGATGTCGAAGGGTACGTTTCCTAGATGCTTCAGATCGTGGTTCTTGATTCGATCTTTCTGGACGATAACTTCATCACCGGTGGCTGAGTCAACGGAAATGCGTACGCCATCACTACTGCGATAAAACACTTCTTCTTCGGAAGCGACGATACGATCCCAACCGTTGAATTTGGAAAGGCCTCGCATGATGTGATCGTGAGTGGATTTGCCAATGTTTGTGTCAAACATTGTACCGTTGAACTTTCCTAGACGGAATTCTAACTCGATATATTCTTCATCTTTGTATTGGGCAACAAGAGGAAAAACAGTGTCGGTAAGGGAATGAATGTTCATTTTTACAGTCTTATTTTGTTTGAAATCTTTAACTTACTTAGGTGTGATTAATCAAGCTCTTCGATTTCGGGTCCAGTAGCTGCTTCGGCCTTTGGCTTAGAAATAATGGGATCAATGAAGTCTCTAAACTCCTTTTGCATATGCTCGATTTCGTCGAGTTCCGCAGTCCTGTTGTTATCTATCCACGAGATGGTTTCGGTGACCTTATCTTCGACTGACTTCTTGTCATCTTCGTTCAACTGGTCGATCATGCTCTTAACACCGAATACATTCGCTTCGAATGCGTTGATAGCTTCAACCTTTTTGCGGTATTTATCATCTTCTTCTTTGTACTTCTCGGCATCGTTCACCATACGCTCGATGTCATCCTTGGAAAGACGACCCTTGTCGTTGGTGATCACGATCTTCTCCGACTTTCCGGATGCCTTATCTTCGGCACTCACGTTGAGAATCCCATTCGCGTCAATGTCGAACGTCACGGTAATCTGTGGGACACCTCGGGGTGCGGGGGTGATACCGTTCAAATCAAACTTTCCTAGAAGATGGTTATCAGCCGCGCGTGCGCGCTCACCTTCGTATACCTGAACATGGACGGAAGGCTGGTTGTCGGAATACGTGGAAAACACCTGTTCCTTCTTAGTAGGAATAGTAGTGTTCCTGTCGACAAGATTAGTCATCACTCCTCCGGCAGTTTCGATACCCATAGATACCGGTGTCACATCGAGAAGCAGTAGATCTTGCACAGCGTTATCAGTCACCCCCGAAAGAATGGCGGCTTGCACGGCTGCACCGTACGCGACCGCTTCATCAGGGTTGATAGACTTATTGAGTTCTTTACCGTTAAAATAATCAGACAACATCTGTTGAATCTTGGGAATACGCGTGGAACCACCCACGAGAACGATTTCTTGAACCATAGACTTATCCATCTTCGCATCCTTGATAACCCGTTCGACGGGTTCCATACACTTTTTGAACAGGTCTGCGTTCAGCTCTTCGAAGCGTGCACGCGTGATAGACGTGTAAAAGTCAATACCTTCATAGAGCGAATCAATCTCGATCGCGGTCTGAGTCGTAGATGAAAGCGTTCGCTTCGCGCGTTCACACGCGGTCCTCAGGCGTCGCAAAGCTCTCGGGTTATCGGAGATATCCTTCTTATGCTTACGCTTGAACTCCTGTGACAGGTGTTGAAGCAGACGCGCGTCAAAGTCTTCACCGCCTAGATGAGTATCACCCGCCGTGGCCTTCACTTCGAAGATACCACCTTCTATGTTAAGAAGCGACACATCAAACGTGCCACCACCGAGATCAAAAATCAATACATTCTTATCCTCGTCCTTATTCTTGTCAAGACCGTACGCGATCGCGGCAGCCGTAGGCTCATTGATGATACGAAGGCAGTTCAAACCCGCGATAGCCGCGGCATCCTTCGTAGCCTGCCGTTGAGAGTCGTTAAAATAAGCAGGAACAGTAACCACCGCATCCTTCACACCCGTACCGATATACATCTCGGCAATATCTTTCATCTTGGTAAGTACCATCGACGAAATTTCTTCGGGTTCAAAACGTTTCGTCTCCCCCTTGAACTCAACTTCGATAGAAGGTTTGTCAGCCGTTCCCGGAACCACTTTGAAAGGCCAACTCTTAATATCTTCTTGAACCTTCGAGTCCGAAAACTTGCGACCGATGAGTCGCTTTGCGTCAAAAACCGTGTTCTTGGGGTTCATAGCAGTCTGATTTTTTGCAGCATCCCCTATGAGACGCTCAGAATCGGTAAACGCCACGTACGAGGGGGTCGTTCTATTTCCCTGATCATTCGCAATAATTTCAACTCTATCATTTTGCCAAACACCTACGCATGAATACGTCGTTCCAAGATCGATACCAATAGCTTTAGACATTTTTGTGTTAATAGTATGTGTCAAATCTCTAATTAAAGTTATCTTTCGAAGTAGGTGTATGAGAGGCCTCATAAATGAGGGAACTTCGTGCTATTTTAATACCGCTATACAATGCCTGTTTAACCTTCCACAAGTTTCGAACTACTTCTTAAGAAATTCGTACAAAGGTGAAGGAGCGTGTATGTTTACCACACTTTTCCAGATTTTCATTCAGAAATACTGGTCAAACGATAAGACACCACTGAATATAGAGCCACTCTTATTCGCATTTCAAAGAAAGTTTCCGCGTTTTAAGACTGATGAACAACACGACGTACAAGAGGCCATACTGTGTATCATAGACATTCTCGAACAACATCAACCTATAGTTAAAGAATGGTTTTACGGTAAAAAGGTTCAAGAGACGATTTGGCCCACCGGGAAATCAGTGAATGAAGAGGACTTTAGCATTCATTTAATGACTTCTAAGGGTTCGGACATAGGACGGATGCTTCAAGCGAGTACGAGTTGGAACGTTCTAGAAGATTTCGTGGATACCGAAGGTGTGAAGCATAACGCAGCGTCTACACGTATGATGTTTTCTAAGCTACCACCCGTGCTCATGTTATCGTTCGACGTAAAAAATCACATTAAAATTATTCACGAGCTAATTCTCGACGGTCACGTCTATAAACTCACTTCATGTGCTATGCATGTAGGTCACCAATACGACGGACACTACGTGAGTTTTGCGAGGCAGCGAAATCGCTGGTTCTTTCTGAATGACGAGTTCGTGAGAGAACAACCCCCACCCGAAATGGGAAGTTATTACTTTATGGTTTACAGTCTAGAAAGTCGGTCATAGAAATATCTTCCCGGATATTCACGAGTGTTCGGTAGAATGTTCGCCGACTGTTAGGGAACGTCTTATCGGGTCTAGGCATCACAGGCTTCCACCACATAGGAGAATCCTGGAACATATATTGACACTCGATAATCGCATCCTCCTTCATCCACTCGCGAGCCTTATGGGGAACCCAGTCATCCAAAATTTCTGACTCGTATACCAATTTACCCCTTTCCTGTACATACATTTTCCACGTGTCACCCTTTCTCTTCACTTGAAAGTCAATCGTGTTTTTGTCTCGAGGCTTCCATTTGAACATGGTTTCGTGAGTACCAGTCTTCACCGTATCATTTATAGGTGTAAAGATGAGACCATCGATTTCCTGTTGTACCGTCGGTAGATACTTATCCATAAACTCTTCAAAATCGGACATCAAATGAAACGTTTTAAGTGCCAGTTTCACGGGGTCGTACTTGAGACTCATGAGCATCTTTTTAAATTTTTCCATATGATCGAGACGAGTGAGAAAATCCTTATCTCCAATGACTTTTCCACAGCTCATCAGCATGTCATACATCATAAATGTATCACCGTACATCTCACCCTCGACGATCGTGCCATCATATACAAGTTTCCGAAAGTTCAACGGACAATCGAACATCTCCAATGCGCGGTTCACAAAGATCGTCTTCTTCTTATTGTCAAACATGAACGCGAGCATCATGAAACGAATCCCATCCGTCTTTTCGCATACGACATATGGATTGGATTTCAGGGTGCCAAAATGACGATATTCGATGGAGATTGGCTGACTACCCGGAAAGATACCTTTACCTTTCGTGCCCCAGTAATGCTCCATGAAATCAAGCGTGTATTTGTAAAGGGGATCTTCACGCTTTACAGATAAACGTTGCATTATACGTATGATTTTAGTTTAATCTTTAATTAGCTTTAACGCCGGCAGAGTTGACGATGTTTCCGATACACTCGTGAGGGTACGTGAACGTGAGACGGGCACCGGTAAATGCAACAACCTTGAGTCCGTTTTCCTTAAAATTGTCAAACATCGTCTCTGACTTAGGACTGATTTTCAATTTTCCGGTTCTACGACATTTCATATGTTTAATGACAGGTTTACAAATCATAAACCAAGATCGCGCAGAACTCGAGTTCACCATATAAATATCTTCCGAAACGGGGTTACCAACCACTGTATCAAAGTTAAGTCCCATCTGATGTGTGGGTTCGGATGACTCGTGTGAAATCTTATCTTTGAACATATCCCAATCAATACCTTCTGTCACACCCGGAAATACCATAACGGGGTAATCTTCGCGAGCAGATACAACGTGCGAAACAGACGCGTCGTCTACCTGAATACCAAAATCGATGAATAAGATACGGTCAGTGGTCTTGATATACTTTTGAATGGCATCGGCCTTCGCATACGGGTCGTCATTCACAAACACAATCTGATTTTGTGTGTCGTTTTGTATACACTGAATATTCATACGAAGAATCGTATGGAGCGTCTTTACATGACACGACCCACTTCGCGTGACGACAATAGTAGTGACCTTCATTGGCTATAATAAGGTCTTAAGCCTTAAGCCTATCATTTAAGCATCCCGAAAATGGTAGATTACCCACATGTCCTAATGTAGTATTACAATCCGCGTAAATCTTACCTCCCATCTGCTGCCACCTTCTGCAAAAGGCATAATCTTCTGACAGGTAACGCTTGCTGTCGGGGTCAATCATACAGTCAAAAAGTGCACAATATTCGTCAAAATCCCTGTTCTGGTGATCGTTCTTACAATTGAGTTCCGGATAGTGTTCGTGCATTTTAGTCAGGGCTTCTCTAGAAATCATCATAAAACCAGTGGGTCCGTCCAAAACTTCGACGAATCCGTTTACGACTGAACGTCTCGTAGCTCCGATATTCGCCACGAGACTCGAAGACAGTAGAGCCATATTACGCTCGTCTCCATTCTCCACAGCTTCTCGGGCTTGATCCCACATGACAACCTTCTTCGGATACACAGCGACAGACACTTCGTGACCAGACTTCAAGAGACGTAAGACAGACTGTGCATCAAACTCGATATCCGCGTCTATGAACATAAAATAGTCTGCATCCGTTTTCTGCATGAATCGACCGATGGACACGTTTCTAGCCCTATGAACGAGACTTTCATTCTCGGTCGTGTCAAGCATTAATTGCACACCTTCGCGCATCAAGAGCATCTGAAGATTGACGATGCTCTTCATGTACTTTTCGAGGCATAAACCCCCGTAACATGGAGTACTGAGAAAGAGTTTAACCATACTAGTTTCTATTACAAATTATTCCTCTAAGTGTCGTTTTGTGATGGCCACAATTTTATTAAGTGTAGGAACTGATACCGAACATTTTTGGCAAATCTCGTTTTTAGTTACTCGCGAATTGAGCACCATAAAAATCACCGCCGTAGCTACACTATTCGGGGACTTGCTCATGAGTTCGACACAACTCTCCAATTTATGACACATTTTGTTACACGCCAAGCGCTCTTCACGCGTGATATCAAATGAATTAAGAAGTCTCGACATGACGTCAAATGGTTTCGTCACGTAATTCTTCTCAGTCTTTTCATTATCGATCGTTTCGGTAAAAATACTCGTCGTACGGCTGATGTCCTTGCATTGGATACCAAACATATCCGCCACATCTTTCGTTGTGCGAGGAACGTTCGCAATTCTGCATGCGTATAAAACGCAGTTGGCCTTGATGCCGGATCGCACAGCCCCTCGAGTAAGTTTACCCTCGTTGAACTTCTTGTATAACGTCTTAGCATCTCTCAATATACTCTCTGGTAAATCGACGCACGCTTCGTCAATATCTCGATATGCATGATAGAGAGATCTATCTTTGTGATTCATAGAGTTATGAAATGTGATTTTAGCCATACGCTTCTGTTGATAGGTAGAACTGTGTTTCGTAGAGATAATAGTGCTCTTACCCCACGAATCGGAAAACAGATCTTGATTGGACATTGGTACAGCGCATCTCGAAGGATCGGACACGCGACCATCATCTGTAATTCCACTCGTCCATTCAGCGGAATCGTCGACATAAATCGAGTCAACAAGTCCACACTCCGTGCACACCATCCCTTCCCTGGTGAGTGTCTTGTATACAGCGCATTCTTTACATAATCGATTATCTATTGGCTTGATGGTTGGTTTCTGTTGTAAGCGGTCGCACTGGGACCAAATAGCAGCCAAAGTTTCTGGATCCATTATGAAAATATACCTTGTTTTTTTATTCTAAATCGGACGCACTTAGGTCAAAAATTTACTTCGTCCATTTGAATACGAGCTCTTTCTTCTATGGCATCCACCATTTGCTTAAATCTGGTGGACCCTGGGCTCCTGGGCTGCCAATTATTCCACTCCCTGTCAATAGTTGCGTGATCGGGAGGAAGTTCTATGTTATCTATCTCGCTATCAGACACTATAAAATTACCCATACTACTTACATCATCATCATCCGACTCATCGTATAATACACTCTCAGCTTCGCTATCCTGTTCGGATGTTATTACATACATTCTATCTACATCGTTTATACAAGTAAACACAGTATCACCGTCTGTGTGATGTTCTAAAATACTATCTCCCCTGATGAGATTCGTCTCCTCGTCGAGGGTATACACGGGGGCGCCTTTATATGAAAAAGATGACTCGGAATAGTACCGTAGTATCAGATAATCGTCGCAGTTCTCGTCTACTTTCGCATATTGTTCATCTTCCACTTCATCAACGTTCACTAAAACTTTGAGCAAATCTCCAGGCTGGATTTCTGAAAAATCGATTTCAGAAAACTGTATCATCGTTTAAAGATTTCGGACAAAAATATTGTAGGTTAATAACACACGATATGGGAGTTGAGATTTTTTCAAAGCCGGACTGTAAATACTGTACTTATGCGGAAAACATGTGCAAAGATTTAAACTTAGACTACACAAAGCTTCTCGTGGAGAAGGACGAACTCAAAGAACGTTGCGGCCCTCAAGCTGTCACGTATCCTCAGGTAAAGATCAACGGTGAGCACATAGGAGACTACTTCGCTTTTCAGGAGTACCTGGAAGAAGCCGAACCTATGCTCCTGCCCACCATGAACAGATTCACTGTGTTCCCCATCGAGCACGAGAACCTCTGGGCTCTTTACAAAAAGGCACAAATGTCCAACTGGACAGCCGAGGAAGTTGACGTGAGCGCCGACATGGAAGATTGGAAGTCCCTCACCGACAATGAAAAGCATTTTATCAAATACGTCCTTGCATTTTTCGCTGGTTCAGATGGTATCGTCTTTGAAAATATCAACAACAATTTTGCAGATGAGGTACAACTTACCGAAGCGCGGTCATTTTACGCGTATCAGGTGCATAACGAAATGGTTCATGGGGAAACATACAGTAAACTCATCTATAAGTACATCCGGGATAGTGCGGAAAAAAAGAAACTTTTCGAAGCTATCACCACCATTGATCCTATAAAAAAGAAAGCAGAGTGGGCTATGAAATGGTTTGACAAATCACGCCCCTTTGCCGAGCGCTTATTGGCGTTCGCGTGTGTCGAAGGTATATTCTTTTCAGGTAGCTTCTGTGCTATTTTCTGGCTCAAGAAGCGTGGGCTCATGCCCGGCCTGTGCTTTAGCAATGAGCTCATCAGTCGTGACGAAGGCCTTCATCTCGACTTTGCCATTGAACTATTCAAAATGCTCCAAAATAAACCATCACAAGATACTATCCACGAGATCGTGCGTGAAGCGGTTGAGATCGAGAAGGGCTTCATCCTCGGAGCCCTACCGTGCAGTTTGATAGGCATGAATGCCGAAAAGATGTCCGAATACATCGAATACGTTTCGGATAGACTTTTAAAACAAGCGGGGTTCGATAAAATCTGGAACACACAAAATCCCTTTGATTTTATGGAAAATATTTCCCTAGATGGTAAGACTAATTTTTTCGAAAAGAGAGTCGGCGACTATGGTAAAATAGACGAAACGACTGACTTAGCATTTGACGAAGATTTTTAATTGACAATGGGTCGGCTACCATCGGAGCACGACACATTCAACCCACCCTTTCCGAAGCTAATGGAAGCGGGTGTATCCGCATCTTCGTTAATATCCATAGGCGAGAAAATCATACCGGTATCGTATAAACCGATAGGAGACTCAGCCATGCCTGGTAAAGGAGATTCCACCTCTGCCATGCGCGGCGGTGCCATAGGCATCATAGAAACATCCTCTTCCTCTTCCTCCATCACGGGCTCCTCGACAGGTTCAACTTCTTCCATGGAAACCTCCTCCTCTTCGACCTCGGGTTCGGACTCCTCCTCGGGAACGGGTTCCTCGTCAGGACCCTTAATCTCGAAACCCTCGTACTTTATGTTCATCATACCCCACGTCACGAACATGAACACCACGGTGTGCAAGAGTAAACCGGAAGAAGAGGGGCAGCCGGTAGGGCCCGACACCCACTTTCCAAGAATACGGCGCATAAGCCGGTACATACTGGGGTTCGCGATGATAAAAAAGGTGAGAGCCGCCATGAAAGAAATGGCAAGCTTCTTCTCCTGCTTTTTACCGTCGCAACCACAACCACAATCTTTGAAGATACCCATCGTAATATTAATATATTCTGAGAAAAAAAACTTACTTAAAGTTTGGTCGCGTATATCAAATACAACCAACCAACAATGTCCACTATGATTCAGCGTTATGAGCAATTTGATCCCTCCACCGTCGTTCTCTCCAACATGAAGAAGAACAAGAATGGCGGGAAGACCGTATACATTAACGCGCAAGGCAACAAGAAGCTTTACCTTCAGCTTCCTTTCATGAGATCTCCCTTCGGCCTGAGTGCTTTCACTGACGAGGCTACCAACAAAACTTCTTATTCACTCGATCTTTCCTTCGATCGCGACAACGAGGAGGCTAATTCTCTCATGGAGAAGCTGACTCAGCTCGACCAGACGATCATTGAGACTGTCGCCAAGAACTCCAAGGAATGGCTCGGCAAGGCGTACAACATCGACGTCATCCGAGAGGCGCTTTACAAGCCTCTCGTTCGACCGGGTAAGGATGACTACCCTTCCACGCTCAAGCTTAAGGTCATGACCAAGCCTACTGGCGAGTTCCTCGCCGAGGCGTATGATATTCAGCAAAAGTCAATGACCGTCGACGGTATCGAGAAGGGTCAGCGATGCATGTGTATCGTTGACTTCAACCAGATCTGGTTTATCGACAACAAATTTGGAGTGTCTGTGCGCCTTTCCCAGGTTCTCTGCGAGAAGTCTCAGAAGCTTCCCTCTTTCGCCTTCCAGGGTGTCGAAGGGATTGCCGGTTCTGGCAGTGACGATGATGTCTCTGTTGACGAGGATGAGTGTGAAATTGATGAGTAATTAAAGCTTTGAAAACAAATAAAAATATGAAACTCGAGGACCAACTTATCGACCGGCTTAACATTGGTAAAAGTCGATACGGACATGGTGTTCGAGTAGATTCAGATACGACGAAGTGGGGTACTCCCGCTAATTCGTGGGTAGAAATGGCGCGTGAGGAGTTATTGGATGCTATCATCTACATAGTAGCTGATTATATTCGCAATCACGAGGATCCACGTGTCATTTCCGAGCCAGACGATAATGAACGTATTATGGGATACGCGAATAACATAGAACGTATAAAAAGTCCTTCACATAAATTACAAATATGGAATCTCACTAACTTACTACACTCCCAACTCTTTACAGGCGGTCAACAAACATTCTAATTTTGTCGTAATCATTGTCGCACCCGTACACGGACTGCGTAAAAAACATTGTCATTTCAGCCATCCTATACGACAAGTGTGTATCACGATACCTGTCGTATATATCAGCTAGTTCGAGAGTATTGTCGTCACACCACTCGATAAGATCTCGATCGGTCATGTCACGATGGAGCCCCCGCTCAATAAATTCCATAACGTCGTCAGTCATTTCCATTTTTACTTACATTCTACTCTATTCACTTCAACTTAGGTTGCATTTCAACCTTTTTTCCCATTCGCCGAAGTTGCATCACTTTCTTATCAACTTCACTCATCGCGGCATTTATTTTTCCCTCGTTTATCATTTTCTTATACCTAGCCGCATTTTTACCCGCTTCAGATTTCAAACTGAGCTCCACGCGCTTTTTAGCGCGCGCTTTTCTTTGATTTAAGGCAAACTTTGACTGATTCGTATACGCTTTTCTAGCCGCCGCTACGTTTCCTACCGCGTTTTTCTTTGCCTGCGTGATCTGTCCAGCTTTGATGAGTGTATTACCCGCCATACGCGTAGGTCGAATTACCTTTTTCTGTGTGATGTTTTTGAGAGAAGGTTTCGCGCGTTTTAACGTCATATTCACACCGTTAATAGCCTTATTACCTCCCGACCCGAGACGTATACCGCCATTGAATCCACCCGATGCGTTAAACAGTGGGTTAGAGAAGGTCTTCTTTGGCATTTTGTTATTGGTCGCCATGGGGTTATTAGAAATCTTGTTCATGGTAGCTCGTATCTGTGCATCTTGTATCTCCTCACGTATTTTCTTGACATTCAATATCGCGGCATTTTGATCAGTACCCTTAGTAGACTGATCCTGTTTATATCGTGGACGCATGACCTGCGTTTTTAACGCCCTCAACCGTAAAGGACCATATCCCTTTCTGATATTAGACTGTTCATGTCTGAGAAGTGTCTTTTTAAGTTCGAATTTGTCGTCGAACATCTTTTTTAACTTCGCTCGCTTTACAGCCGTATCACCTTCCTCGTCTACTCGTTTTAACCAATCTCTTTCATACCCCTTGTCTTCAACACGCTTACCGGTAAAACCGTCAATCTTCTTACCGGCCATCACGTCAACACCCGATATGTGCTTTTTCAGAATATCTTTACCCATACTAGCACCACCCACACTCTTACGCACCTGTCCACCCTTGAACGCGGCTTGAATTTTAGTCGCGGCGTTCTTCTCGCGCTTCAATTTTTCTAAGTGGATTTTGAACATCTTGTCCATGCCTTGAATTGTATCCATCGTCATCGCACTATTAGCCTGACGAATCCAATATTCCTTCTGTTTTTCCGGTAAAATTCCTTCTCTGATCGCAGCTACCACACTCGTTCTATACTCGACCCGAGCTTTAATGAGTGCATTCTTCGCCTTATTCTCGGTGAGTTTGTTTCGCGTCGCCTTCATTCGAGCGTCCATGTTATTCTTCTCTTTCTTCGCGTTTTCCTCCGCGGCCCTTCTTTCCGCGTTTCTTTTACCTCGCCCCTGTTCCTGCATCTCTCTTCGCTGTTTCGCGGCGGCTTGTTTCTTTTCTAACGCGATACGTCGAGCGGTCGCAGCCTTATTCGCCTCGGCGTTGCGTGCATTCTGTTTTCGCCTGTTTTCGTTTGCCTTTTGACGCGCTAATCTCTTAGCTTCACCTTCCGCCCTGGCTTTCGCAATCCGTTTAGCCTTGCCCGCATTCTTGATACGAGTTTTGAGTGCATTTACACCATTTAACGTGACCCGATTGATGTTACTGGTAAAGTTCACATCTTCACTAGTAGCTAAAGCCCTTAATTCGTCTTGAGCTTTCTTCTTTTTCTCCGCGATGGAGTTACGAGCCGCTTGAGCCCTCTTCTTCAGAATTGCCGCCATTCGATTTTGTGAAGCCTTCTTTGCGTTCGCGGCTCCTTTCATTCTATTCACGACGACAGCACCCCTGATAGCCGCTCGCTTATTCTCTTCAGCCTTTCTCTGAAGTTCATTCTTTTCACGTGCAGCCTTCTCGAGTGCCTCGACCTTTTCCGTCGCAGCTCTCTTAATATTCTCTTCGGCATTTTTCAGTTTCTTCTCGAGAGCAGCCTTATTTGCAGCAGATTGAAATCTACCGGCTGCAAGTGCCTGACGAGCCGCGTTCGCTTCGGTCTTTGCCTTATTCCTATTAGCCGCAGCCGCGGCGATCGCCTTATTTTTCTCTTCGGCAATCTGATTCATCTTAGCCTGATTCTCTGCTTTCTGACGTTCTCTAGCTTTTTGAGTGGCATTCTTTATGTTTGCAATTCTCTTCACATTGTTTTCCTCCTTTTGACGTTCTCTAGCTTTTTGAGCAGCGAGTGCAGTAGCTTCATTCTTGTTCTTCTTTGCCTTAGCGAGAGCATTCGCCTTGTTCTTCGCAGCCTTAGCGAGAGCATTCGCCTTGTTCTTCGCAGCATTTTTTAAATCTTGTTTTGCCTGGTTGAGATTAGCTCGCGCCTTAGCGCGCTCAGTCGCAGACGCCGCCTCGTTGAGACGCCTCTGAGCGTTACGAGCGTTTTGGACTGCCTGTTCCTGTTCAGCCTTCGCTTTTGCAAGAGCATTTGCCTTATTAGCCGCAGCCAGGGCGATCGCCTTATTTTTCTCCTCGGTAATCTGGTTCATCCTAGCCTGATTCTCTGCTTTCTGACGTTCTCTAGCTTTTTGAGCAGCGTTTCTCGTAGCCATGTTTCTATTCATCTTGGCCTTCTTAGCAGCATTCGTGAGAGCAGCATTTTTATTAGCTGCAGCCTTTGCGAGTGCTTGTTCACGTTCTTCCCTGGCCCTGTTAAGTGCTTGAGCCTTGTTCGTCTCCGCTGCATTGATCTTTGCTTGAGCTTCTTTAAGCTTTACTTGAGCTGCAGTTCTTTCGGCTTCAGTGTTTGCCATAGCCTGTGCCTTAGCAGCTTCTTCAGCTTCCTTCACAGCCGTAGCCTTTTCGGCAGCTGCGGCGGTGATCGCATTTTCCTTTTCACGTCGGATCTTATTCATTTCATCCTGTCGTTCCTTTTCAATTTTTGCGAGGTTAGCATTTTTCTTATTTTGCTTTGCCTTACCAGCCGCTCGTATTTTGTTTTCGAGTGCGAGTACCTTAGGAGCCAGTTTTACCTGAGTATTCTTTCCAAAATTATTCTTTAAAATTGTTCCACCCAAATTATTCATCGTGAGCGCGTTGATATTTTTACTAAAGTTCACACCCTGCTGAGCGGCTAATCTCGTGAGTGCAATCTTCTTGGCAATGAGTTCGGCATTTTGGACGATAGTGACTGGCTTCTTCTTGGCTTCTTCGAGCTCCATCATGAGCGTATTAATCCGAGCCTCCAGCGTTTTCACCTTCTCCGAATTACCGGCATTACCAGCGGTTTCCAGTTGCTTCGTAAGCTCTTGTATCTTGGCTAACGCCGTTTCTGTAGACTTCTTGTATTCATTCGCCTTCTTAGATGCCGTGTTTAAGTTGGCCCTCGCTCGATTAATCTCACCCTGTTTGAGACCGATATTCTTGTTCTTATCGGTAACCTTCTTCTCTGCATTCGTGATACGGGTTTGAGCATTTTTAAGAATTCTGTTAACCCTATTTCTTTCTACCGCCGCTCGACGACGTAACGCAGCAATTCGCGTGTTGAGTTCTCCGGCGTGTAACCTTTCCTTTGCCAATTGCCGCTTAGTCTGACCCAGCATTTCGGTATTTCTACGAGCTTTATTCTGACGCCTATTCAACTCAATCTCTAACAAGTGCTTATTGTTCTGCATTCTAGTCACGTCGTTTATAGCCTGGCGCTTAATACGCTCGGCTTCGGAAATTCTATTTTTGGCCAGTTTCGCTTCTCGTAAACGTAAGCGAGATTGCACCGCTCTCTGATGCGAGATTTGTCTCTGTGTGTTACGTTTCATCTGCGCTAACTTCACCTCTGCATTAAGTTTGTTTGTGGACGTGTTCTTACTCCCTCTAAAAAGTCGACCGAAAAATCCCGGTTTCTTTTCATTAGGTTCGCGGCGGTTACTCTCACGACTGTTAGACTCACGCCGGTTGTTTCGGAAACTCTTTATACGATCCCTATGCCTGTCGCGGATTGCATTATTCAAAGACCTTGCGCGCGTCTCGTTGGGTCTAGAACTATTATTCCGTCTCGCACTGTTGATGTTTCGATTCCGATTTTCATCGTTTCGGTTTCGGTTCTCGTTGTTCCGATTTTCATCGTTTCGGTTCTCGTTGTTCTGATTTTCATTTTGAACATTATTACGATTCGCATTAGCGAAGAAATTGACAGATTTTGGCGCAGGCGTAGCACGAGTCCCGGGTAAAAGTATAGGTTCACGCACGTTAATACTCGCCAAACGCCGACCGATAGCATCCTTTAAATCGGATATGGTCTTGTCAGTGTTCACGAGACCAGCCTTTTTTGCAAGCCTCTTCACAACCGCAGAAGTCACGTTGGATCTATACAACGTTTCGTAATCTTTTTGGGTAAACGGTGATTTGGGGTCCAAAAGAAAACGCTTATCTCTCGTGAGCACGAGGGGAGGCATAGGTAAATTTCCCTTCTTAGCCTCGCGGGTGATATCGCACATCCGGTCACGAGAGATCTCAACTGTGTGCCCTGTGTGAAGCTTGATGAGCTTCCTGATATTCTTGGTTTTTGCATCAGGATCACAAACGTCCATCTTGTTATAGTCAGATAAAATAATATAACAGATGGGATTACTGGTTGAAACCGTGTAAAAACATACGTAACTTATCATCATACGACATGTTAAACTTAAAGAGGTTGAACTCACCCGTATTCACGTGTATTATCTTGTACCTTGTCGGATCATACACGTTGATCCTGAAATCCAAGATACGGTTCATAAATGCTCCTATGTACTCCGTGATTGTCGATATCTTTTCTATATAGCGCGGTTCATTATGTAAAATGAACGAGATGATCTTATGATATGGTTTATAAAAAAACGGTTCTAACGGCATAATATCTTTCGTTCCACCATCTAAATATGTAACTCCTTTGTATGGCTTTGTAGCCGCTATGAAAGGAATAGAAATGCTCATACAAACGGCGTCTATCACGTGTAAATCGGGGTGCGTGTCTACCGAAAAGTATTCAGTTCTCCCTCTATTTAAGTTGAACGCCGCTATGTATAGTTTTTTCTTCAAGTCTGCAAATGTTGGATTACAACCGTACATCTCTTCTAAAGCGCTTCGAACGGCCTGGACATCTACGAGTCCATAATTTTTTAACAATGATCGTAATTTATACTTCGCGAGTCCTTCTACATCCAAACTCATTAATCTTTCAAATGCATCATCTAAGGATATCTCCAAGGCTATAAACGTGCCTATGATAGCGCCAGCTGATGCACCAGAAATCTCTTTGATATTTTTTAACTGATTTTCATATTTTTTTAACCGTCCCATAAAGGCATAAATGCCCATAGACGCTGGGCCTATCACGAGATATTCCATGTCGCATCACTTAATAGAACTGAGGAAATTGCTTTCGTAAAAGAGCGAACACAAGCGCGAAAACGATGGTGTGAACCAGGATCGCGGGCTGGGAGGTCTTACCAGACATGAAGTTCCCGGGAGGGATGGTAAGAAGCATACCAGGGCTAAGAGCCATGAAGAGCGTGGTAGTTACGAGAAGGTCGGTCTGAGTAAGAACAAGACCCATAGCCTTCGCGATGAGCGAGTACACGAGGAAAAAGACGAGACCATGGAAGAACACGGACGCCTTATCGGTGCTGACGTCCTTGAACGAAAGCTTGATACCGTTAGTCTTGAGCAGCATACCGGGGCTGAGTGCAAGGAAAAGAACGGCGGGAATGGCTACCTTCTGAGAGGTAAGTAGGGGAAGCATTTAATATATACACATAATATTTTTCGCAAACGCTACGAAATGGTCAAATGTTGCACCTCTCATCATCTGTTCACGGAGTACGTTCGCTCGAATAATTCTCAACAGGTGTTTCCATACGTCCGAGAGACGTTCCTCGTACCATATCGCGTCCCCCTGATGTTCCCACGTATCTCGTTCAATCGCATCGTGCTCGATATAACAAAATTCAACAAAGTCACAAAACTTACCCGAATGTTGAATCTGTGCATCGTACAGCAGGGTATTCATGGTATTCCACATATGATGAAGTTCGTCTGAGTATTCAATTTCCCAGTCTTCTATCGTATGTTCATAGTCGTTGTCATAATTTTCATTGTCGCTCTCATAGTCGACGTCATTTCCTGTAGTCGCCTCATAGACGTACTGATTCCAAACCATTATTCAGAAGCTTTCTTTTTGAGTCCAGTGACGGAGATGGTGGAAGTCTCCTTTGTTGGTAAACTTTCGACGATAACCTTTAAGGCAGTTTCCGCCTGCTGATCGTTTCCTTCGAAGAAAACGTTAAGTCCTTCCCTGATGGTATCCTTATTAAGGCCAACCTTACGAACACTCTTCTTCACGGTGATTTTACCAGTTTTGGTATTGATGACGTCGAGGCCGTTATCTACCATTAACTTTTTGATGTGCAACTTAAGTGCCTTTTCTGCTTGAGAGAGGACTTTGATATCGGATCTTGCTTCTTTAATCTGCTGATTCAGTTCAACCAGTTTAGAGACGCTGTTCGTGAGATCGTCGGCTTGAATGTTAGACATATACTAAATAAAGACTAATTACCTTTAAGTTGATTTAGATTAAGGCGCGCTGCATGGTATCAGGGGCAATGGTGGAGTTATTCCAAGTGAAAGCATCCTTGGGATTGGGGGGCTCGGCACGGATGGACTGGTTAGCGTTGCGAAGAGCACCGCCGGTGGTCTCGGGGATGCCAATCTGGCTACGGGGTTCGAGGAAGCTCTGGCCAGCGAGGATATCCTCGGGCGCGAACTCACCGAACTCCTCCTGAGAAGCCACCTCACGAGGGAGGAGAGAAGAAGCGAGGCCGGTACCCGCCTTCATCTCACAAGAATCGGCGGCAGTAGGCTCGGGGCCTGGGGCAGCACTCGCGACAGGGGCGAAAGACTTCTCCTTGACAGAGTACGTGGAAGTCTTACCAGTTCTCTTCAGGAGGACAATGATCACAACACCGACGACGAAAGCAAATAAGACGCGACCATAGGGAACCCGGTTCAAGCGCTTAGTAAGAGACATCTTTTATATACTGTTAACAAATTTTTTTTATTGATCGTCCTCAAACATATATTCATCGGGATACGTTTCATCGAAAGTCTCCTGGTCGGGTTCGGTAGGCTTGGCAAGTCTAACCTGGACGATATTCCAGGCAGGACCGAAGGCCTTCTTGGCAAACCAAAGTCCAGAAAATTCGAGGACGAGGGAACAGGTGCTGTCGGGCTGAATATCATCGAACTCGACCGCTTCCTTATCAGCGGAAAAGACCTTGGTGTTAGGAATGCGCTCTGCTGAGATCGTGTCGTCCCTGATGTAGGCAGACTTAATAGTCTTATCCGCGAGCTTACGACCGAACCAAGCCTCACAGTTCTCGATGGCATTCTGAACGTTAGTGTCGTGAAGCTCGTCAATCTTGGTAAAGTCAGGGGGTTCGAAAGTGAGGTCATCGGCAGTCTTCTCTACGATCTTAACATCGTTGAGTTGGATGAACTTACGCTTACGGTCGTCGGTGAAAGCGCGAACGTGGTAAAGGCCGTCTTCGCCCTTGGAAACGGTGTCGTAAATCATTTTATGTATGATATACGTCTCATTTCTTTAAACCTATGAAAGGTATGGCAGCTGAACGTTCGAGAAGAGGTTTGGGAACCCAACCATCTCTTCTAGGTCTAAATCCATACAATGTGTTCTGGACATTTAAGTTTTTGGGTATGGGCTGGGCATTTTTCGGTCGAAGTGCGAACTCATTTCTCACGTATGCATTGTTATTCTCACGTTTCCACCTGAGCGTTTTAAGGTTAAATCTTTGGTTTCCATTCGATCGCTCGTACCCCTCTACGACCGTATTTCGCGGCATGGGGTTTAATCCGTGTACGATTTTCTTCGAAAGTCGCTCCTTTGACGGCTCCGTCGTAAACTTCTTGTATTTATAGGGATTGACCTTCATGGCTTTCTGAATGGATATGTTTTTGCGCCTGGGTGCCTGTTTTGTCGTGTATGTTCTCTTGAGCTTTGGTCGTATACGTTTTATCACTGTATCTATGCTATCTGTGAGCTTGATTTTCTTGTCGAATAACCTGGCTAATCGTATAAGTCGCTGCCGATCTTTCTCCTTCTTTTCTGGTCGAAGCTTTAGAGTGTGCATGAGATAAATGTCATCTATTAAAAACTCTTTACTGGCGACGTAGACCTTTTTATTGACTATCATCTTATTGGTATTGACATTCCTGTACGTGACACCCTTTTTCAACGTGCGAACCACGTCGTAACCAAATTCACGGGGTCGCATGAACGGTATGTCGAGTAAACCTCCTAGGGTGACATTTTCGATCTTGTTCTTTTCCGGGGAGAAGAACCGAATATTGAGATCGAGTGCGAATAACTCCACGTCTATAAAGATGTCACCCTGACCAGGTCTATTATTAGTGCGCGTCTTTTTCTTTTTGATGAGCGTATATCGCCTCGTCACGTACGGACCAGATTGTTTAAATCCTAGACCCAGATATTTAATCAGTTTCTTATCCATGGACATTATACGATTCTTAACACGGGTGTTTAACTTTTGAGCAATCTGACCAAGCTTGTCCCACAATATAAGTTTTATAGCCTGCAGCTTACCAAAATACTTTGCGTCATAATAAATACGTGGAACGAACTTCGCATCTATATCACTCGTGACGATACGTTCATTGTAAGGCATGTACATATTGAACGCTTCTCCGCCACTGACAACCAAATCACCCATGTTTTTCATGTATTCACTGATTTCACCTATGGTGTTGAGAATGATATCCCGACACGCATCAGTGACGAAGACGTACACGAATTTTTCCAGTGACTTCTTTGAGTGCGCGCTGTGTAAACGACTTCTAAACTTTCCCAGATCTCTCGCCTCATCGCGTTCAAAATACTTTTTCAGCTTGGCATCTCTGAAAAGTAAATTTTCATGTCTGAACTGGTCGATGACCGTTTTAGAATATAGTTTGATGTCCATTATTATAGATCAACATTTTTATACATGAAAGAATCATATTCTGATGATATCAAACACACTTAAAGACGAGACGCATATGTAATGTACAATGTCTACTGATTCCACTCACACCTGCGATACCTGCCTCTGCGAGATCACTGCTCTCCGTAACGAACTTAAGTCGCTCACTAAGATTGTCAGAAAGATCAAGGCTAAGCTCGACGACCCCAACGGCGAGAAGTCCGCTAAGCGCGCCAAGAACAACGGTTTCAACCGCGAGCAGAAGATCTCCGAGGATCTTCGCGCTTTCCTGGGCCTTCCCGAGGGTCAGCTTGTCTCTCGTAGCACTGTGACCAAGTCTATCAACGAGTACGTTAAGGCTAACGGTCTCAAGCACCCCGACAACGGTCGCATCCTCGTCCTCGACCAGAAGCTTCGCGACCTTCTCAAGCCGCCTGCTGACGTTCAGGTCACTTTCCTCAACCTCCAGAAGTTCCTCAGCCCTCATTACACTAAGGTCGAGGCGTAATCATACTTAAAAATAAAAAACACATACTATAATAACAATGTCGATCGACAGGGCGTCGGCCGAAAACCTTGTTGGTACAAAAATATCAAACATAGATTTGTACCAAAAAGCCTTTACTCACAAAAGTGCGCTAAAAGAGGATGACACATTAAACGGGTCGTTTGAAACGCTCGAGTTTATTGGTGATTCTGTTTTAGGGTTCGTGATCACTAAATTCCTATACGATAAATACGAAAATAGACAGGAAGGCTTTTTGACCAAGGCTCGGACAAAACTTGTGCGAGGAGAAACGCTCGCCGGTATTGCTTCTAAACTTGAACTGTATAAGTGGATTCGGATGGATGAAAAGGGTATGCGTAATCAATGGATCCACAATCCCAAGATTCTCGAAGATGTATTTGAAGCTCTCGTGGGTGCTATTTACATGGATTTGGGTTTACTCCATGCAAAGGAGTTCATTTTGCGTATATACAATGATCCTAATTATGTGAATCTTCAGTCGATCATGGTTGACGACAATTTCAAGGATCACCTCATGCGATATTGTCAATCCAACAATCTCAGTCTTCCGGTCTACTCTATAACGGCACATGATAACGGAGTTTTCCATATCAACGTGTTCGTGGATGGCGTGTGTATGGGTTACGGATTCGCGAAAAACAAAAAACAAGCGGAACAAAATGCAGCTCGAGCGTTCTTTTATCCACCTAAGTCGGTATACCAAAATCAAGGATATCATTATCAACAATGAAGGGCGACGATTTCGTTCCCAAGAAGCGAGTTACCAAGAACGATAAAAAGCAAAAAAGGGAGGTCTATTCTCAGAGACATATTCGCACAGTACTTAAACATTTGGAGGGTAAATTAGTTAATGCACCCGAAGGTGAAAGCGCTGATCGAGAGGGTGTATGCACCTCAGAAGTCCGAGGAATGGCTAAAACTAAGAGGAAAAATGCTCACGGCAAGTGATGCAGCTACGGCTATCGGCAAAAATCCTTACGAAACCCCAGATGGTTTACTCCTAAAGAAGTGTGGTCTTGGTGAGAAGTTTACCGGAAACGCCGCGACGCGTCATGGTGAAAAATACGAAGACGAAGCGCGTATTCTCTACGAGCAACGTCATAACGAAGTTGTTCATGAGATCGGTTTGGTTCCTCATCCGATGTATGATTTTTTGGGTGGTAGTCCGGACGGTGTTTCGGAATCGGGAAAACTCGTCGAGATCAAGTGTCCTCCACAGAGAGCTATCGTTCCCGGTCAGGTCCCGGAGCACTATATGCCACAATTGCAAATGTGTATGGAGATTCTAGATCTTGATGAAGCAGACTTCATTCAGTACAAACCCGCAGAAACGAACTGGCCAAAACCAGAGGAATTTGATGTGGTAAATGTCAAGCGAGACCGTGAATGGTGGGCGACATATTTTCCTGTGATGAAGGAATTTTGGGAAAAGGTGGTATATTATCGCGAGCACATCGACGAACTTCCCAAACCCAAAGAGAAGAAGAAACGTGTATTAAAAGAGAAGGTACATGTTTGTGAAGTAGCGTCGGATCCAGACGACGATTATCACAGCGATTAATAAGTATGTTAAAAAGTCGGAGTGGAGTGGGACGTATAGTTCGTGTAGGGACGGTCATAGGTAGACGAACTACACGTCTCATCAAAACCAATAGACAGACGAGAATAACTCGTGTAGTACCATACGTGGTAGATTATTATAATAACACCGAACCATCCATTGAGTATGTGAAATCGTTGCTCGAAGTGTTCGTCGAGACAGAAGTAGCTCTCACGGTGTTCTACGTTCTCATGGCTGCTTTTTCGATACATTCGTATAAAGCACCTAAGTCGGACGTTGAATAATGATTTTTTATACAAACAAACAACCAACAATTTACACTCGAATATGAACAAGTACACTCTCAACGGCACTCTTTACGCCCCTTACCAGGTGGACGGTGTGAAGTGGATGCATGACATGGAGCACCAGACCTCCGGTCCCAAAGGTGGATTCTTGTGCGACGAGATGGGTGTCGGTAAGACGATCCAAATCATCGCGACCATGCTCAGGAACCCCAAGCCCCACACACTGATCGTGGTGCCCAAAACCATCGTCACTCAATGGAGTACAGAGATCTCCAAATTTGCCCCAGGTCTCTCTACTCTCGTTTACGACGGCCCAGATCGTACGACCAACGTCGAGGATCTCAAGAAGGTAGATGTCGTGGTCTGTCCCTACAGTCTCGTCTATAACCGCAAGACGATTCTGCACGCGATGAAGTGGGATCGCGTCGTTCTCGACGAAGCTCACGAGATTCGTAACCGAAAGTCCGAGACTTTCAAGGCCGTCTACAAGCTTGACGCAGATATTCGCTGGCTCGCCACTGGTACTCCGGTCTTTAACTCGATGGAGGATTTCGTCTCGCTTTGTATGTTCTTGGGACTTTCCAAGGATCTTGTGCAGGCTATGTACGACGAGATCAGGGATATCTACATCCTTCGACGTACCAAGGGTGACAGCGTTGGAAAGCTCCCGCGTTGTCACTTTGAGAATGTGGAACTCGAGATGTACGAAGAAGAACGTCGCATCTACGAACAGGCATTCTTCGAATCACAGGAGTACATCAGCGAACTCAAAAATATCGCTGTATCCATCGGTTCGAGGGCTATGCAGATTCTGGAATGCCTTCTTCGGGTGCGCCAGACGATGACATGGCCTCAGCTTTATTTGGATGGAATGACCAAGAAGCAGGGTGTCGACCGTATCATCTGGAAGCACAGCACAAAGAAGATCGATACTTTGAAACACGACATCTCTCAGCACCCAGAGGAAAAGGCTGTGATTTTTTGCCAATTCCGCGGTGAAATGGATCATCTCGAGGAGGTCTTCAGGGGTCGCGTTTCAAGAATCGACGGGATGGTCGAGAAGGATGAACGCCACACTCGTCTCGAGGAGTTCAAGGCTGCCCCAGCGGGAAGTGTTCTCATCGTGCAAATCAAGTGCGGCGGTGTCGGTCTCAACATTCAGTGTGCGAGCCGCGTGTACATCATGGCTCCGTCGTGGAACCCCGCCACGGAACTCCAAGCCATCGGCAGGTGCCATCGAACCGGTCAGACTCGCGAAGTCTTCGTGAAAAAGTACGTCTACAGCGACACACCCACGGTGCGAAGTGTCGATCTCGCCATGATGGCGCTTCAAGGTCACAAGGCCCATGTGTGCGCGGAAGTTCTCAATGATGAAAAAGTTGGATACCAGATTCCGGTGAAATACGAGAAATCCATCGACGCCATCAGGAAAATTTTCCAGTAATATAATAAAACAATGTACGCTGTCGCCGAGGGTTCTCGCGCCGAAGTTTTCCACGGTACCGCCAAGCACACACCCGGTGGTCTCACGAAGAAGGATCTCGTTCAGGATAAGTATGGTAACATCAAGAGCAAGGCCGCCGTCGCTGCCGCTAAGAAGCGCATGAAGGCGGAGGGTGCTTCTGCCATGGTCAAGGTTTTCAAGCCTGCGAAGAAGGGTGACTTCAAGCTTGCCCCCAAGAAGGGTACCAAGAAGTACAAGACGCTCATAAAAAAAATGAAGTAAATAGTAAAGGATGACTCTTGCTAAATGGGATGAAGCTGTCCGTGTAGCAAAAATCAAGCTCAAGCTTGACCCAAATAAGTATAGCGTTTTAAAAGGTAAATTATTGAAAGAAGCTCAGTTCATATATAGTCTACTCTTGGAGAGTAAGTAATTAGTCTAGAATAAATTGGAAACCCTTAAGTTGTTGTGGCTCATACACAACAAGTTGATGCAACTTCCACGTTACCCCAAACTTCTTGTTTAGAAAATAGACACTCACCATCTCGACGATAGCGACACCAGAATTCCTAGCGTACAACTTATCGGTGGCTGCATCTTTTAGATGCTCGCGCTCACTGTTAAATACTCCGGGTTTAATCATTCCATCGGTATTCGTATCAACCTTAACACGAAACTTGGGCTCTCTGTCCGCCGAGTGTTTAATGTTCGAGTTGAACATTGGTTTAAGGTCTTCAACGGTCATGTGCTTATGGAAGATAGCTTCACTTTGCTTGCTCACATTCTCGATAATAGTCTCTTCCATCTTTGTCAGAATGTCGTAAAACGCTTTCACATAGTTACCCTCTTCATCGTATCCTTTCATAGAAAAGTCGACATTCCACTTGGTGTTACCCACAGGTGGCGTAAAACCGGAAATACCGAAAGGCATATACATCCTAGGAATTTGAATACGAACGGGTTTGCCCTCTTTCGTACTGAAAGAGATCTTCCGCCCATCATATTCAAGGATATCCAAATTATCGATGAGGGTATGAAATTTTGCCATAATATCTATTTATGCGCCTAAAACTTTAAGCTGAACAAGCTGTACATTCAGCTTCAAGACTAAATTGGATTGGTCGAGCCTTCGCTTTGCTTCGCAGATAATACATCCCAGTCTTCAATCCAGCCTTCCACGCGTACATGTGCATAGACGACAGTTTGGACAGTGTAGGGTTCTCTACGAACAAGTTCATACTCTGACTCTGATCCACGTACACACCTCTATCAGCTGCCATATCAATAATAACCTTCTGACTAATTTCCCATACGGTCTTGTAAAGATGTTTGATATCATCAGGGATATCGGTAATATTCTGAATAGATCCACCCGCCTTGATCATGAGGTCCTTCATTTCTTTCGACCACAGACCCACCTTTTGGAGAGCTTTCACGAGATGCTTGTTGACAACCACAAATTCACCGGCTAGGGTGCGACGAAGGTAAATGTTCGTCGTATAAGGCTCGAAGCACTCGTTGTTACCGAGAATCTGAGAAGTACTCGCCGTTGGCATGGGTGCGAGGAGTAGACTGTTTGCGACTCCCTTCTTCACACGCTCGCGCATGGCTGTCCAATCGTAGAATCCACTGTGCATGGGTTCACGATCCCACATGTCGAACTGCAAAATACCCTTACTGATTGGACTTCCCTCGAAAGACTCATAGGCACCCTGCTTTTCCGCAAGTTCACAGCTCGCTTCGAGTGCACCGTGATACATAGTCTCAAAAATATACGCATTCATCTTTCGAGAATCTTCGTCACCGAATGCATGTCCACAAAGAATGAAGGCATCTGCCAGGCCTTGAACACCGATGCCGATAGGACGGTGTTTGAAATTCGAACGCTTCGTGTTTTCCGTGGGATAGAAGTTACGATCGATCACCCTATTAAGATTATACGTGAGCGTTTTGGAAATAGCGTGTAGCTTTTCGTAGTCGAACGTGCCTTCCTTGGTCACACATGACGGAAGAGAGATGGACGCTAGGTTACATACAGCCGTTTCATCCTTATCCGAATACTCGATAATCTCGCTACAAAGGTTAGAAGACTTAATCGTACCAAGATTCTTTTGATTGCTCTTCTTGTTACACGCATCCTTGTAAAGCATATAAGGCGTTCCAGTCTCACTCTGCGATTTGATGATCGCCTTCCAAATCTCAGAGGCGGGAATAACCTCGTTCGCGAGACCCTCTTCTTCGTATTTTGTGTATAGCTTTTCGAACTCTTCACCGTACACGTCAGACAGACCTGGGGCCTTATCGGGGCAGAAAAGAGACCAGTTCCCACCTTCTTCGACTCGCTTCATGAAAAGATCCGGAATCCACAAAGCGCTAAACAGATCTCGACAACGAGCCTCCTCGTCACCCTGGTTCAACCGAATATCCAGGAAATCAAGGATGTCTGCGTGCCAGGGCTCGATGTACATGGCAAAAGATCCCTTTCTGCGTCCCGCCTGGTTCACGTAGCGAGCAGTTGCATTGAACACGCGAAGCATGGGAATAATACCATCAGACTTTCCATTCGTTCCCCTGATGACCGAGTTATTAGCCCTCACATTATGGATGTGGAGTCCAATTCCACCGGCCCATTTTGAGATTTGAGCACACTCTTTGAGAGTGTCATAAATTCCGTCGATGGAATCAGCCTTGTTGGCAGTGAGAAAGCATGAAGACATCTGCGGTCTATGCGTTCCGGCATTGAATAGAGTCGGTGTCGCATGAATGAAGTGACCCCGAGACATGGACTCGTACGTCTTCACGATAGAATCAATATCGTCTCCGTGGATTCCTATGGCTACGCGCATGAGTAAATATTGGGGCGTCTCGATAATTTTACCATCGACCCTCTGAAGATACCCCTTCTCTAGGGTTTTGATTCCGAAATACCCAAAGTCAAAATCGCGTTCTGGAGAAATGAATTGCTGTACATCGGCAGCCATGTCCATAACCTCCTTCGTTACGATGTTAGCGAAATACAACTGAGACATCGCATCGTAGAACGTCTTGGGGGCGGTCTTCTGAATGTTACTCGCGACGATACGAGTAGCGAGTATCTCGTAATCGGGGTCACTCGTGACCATACCAATACAAATCTCAGCGGATAGCGTATCTATTTCGTGAGTAGTAATATTGTCATACATAGACGAAAACACCTGTTTCGCAATCAGAGAGGCATCCACTTTCTCGGAAAGCTCGTATCGCAATTTGGAGATCCTGTTGGTGACCTTATCAAACTTTACGTCTTCAACATGACCGGACCGTTTAATAACCCGCATGATATTGATAATACATGCCTATTTTTTAATTACATTTGAAATCTTCACTTCGGACGGGGACGGGGCCGACCGTCTCAGCATACCTGTTAGGCTGGAGGAAACTCGTGTTCACATTGAAATTACCCGGAACACCTGGCGGAGAGACGGGGGGATACGAGGCAATGAAGCACTCGGGAGCCTTGCACACAGGGGGCTCCGTGTTGCAGGGCTTAGTCTGGTAAGCCTCATCAAAATCAGCAGCAGCTATCATTTATAATGTACAGATACTTTTTTTTCCTGGACTATATTAAATGTGTGATAGACTTCACCTTAATTCTTTAAAACAAACGGAAACTCCCCTGAACAAGTTGTTCTTCTCGGAGTTCAACACGAAGTTAGTTCAGAAAGCTATACGCCAGGCGTTCAAGGATAAGACCGGTGTTTCCATCGATTACCAAAATGCGGGTGACCTCTACGCGATCATGCGTGTCGTGTTTATCAACAACGCTGGCAACCACTACGAGAAGGTTAACGAGCAGGTAAGAGCCATGAACTCCATCGTGATCAAGACTGCCCTTCCCCAGATTCAATCGGGCGTCGCGCAGTATATGGGTTACATAAGAGACATAGATACACTCGTGGTTCCCCCTACCCCTCCCGCGAATACGAGTACGTACGGTATGAAACTTGATGCTAACGATAAGATAGGTGTATAAAGGATTGACCCGCCATATGTATAAGTAAAAATGTCATTGAACTACTATAAATCCGAAACGGAAAAGATATGCAAATCCAAAGGATGGGATCGCGCTGAAATTAATACGGTATGGCTCCTCCTCTCAGAAGAATTTGGGGAACTGGCGTCAGCGATTCGTCAATCGAAGAAGACGTTCAAGAAGTCTAACATGAAAAAGGACAAGGGTGTAGATATCATGATGGAAATGGGGGATGTGTTCAGTTACCTCTTCCAACTAGCACACATGCTAGACGTAGACCTAGATAAAATGTGGGTAGAACACGGAAAGAAGATGTCACACAAAAAATATATCTCTTGATAGTAGTAAAGATGAGTAAGTACATGCTCAGTGATCAGGCATCCATCGATAAAATTAATCCGTATGTGGCGAATGAATTTTCTTTGCCAGGCTCCAGTCGAAGACCCAACTCGTTTTCTCCTCATAAAAAGGCTGAAGAAGAGGGTATGCCTAAGGACGAACACATCATATGTGAGTATGGTGTGACCGCGGGTGATAAGACGGTCGACTTTTGTAAGGGAGGAAATACTTGCGAACTTTCTAGACCGCTCATTCCAGGGCGTAACATCGACTTAGGCTATGACGAACCTGAACCTTCTGTTATCCGAGAAAGTGTGAAGTTTATTAAGTCCATGAAGACGTTAGACGCTTTTACGATTATCATAGTCGTTCTCATAATTCTTCTGCTATCGACTTTAAAACGTCGATAAGAGCAATAATGCGTTTTTTGTGCCCGCATTTCATGATCACTTGAGGGAGTGTATAGAGACAAAATTCTTTTACAAACTCTCTCTGCCATCCCGACTTTTTATGTATGATTGGGGGTGAGAAAGTAGGATCGATGATCTTGATCGCATTCATTACCCGAAGAATACAGTTAATATCAGTGTTTTCACATAAGATATCTTCCAGTATGATAACTGCCATCACTCGCCTAGTCCGAGTCGTGTTTACTATCATATTCTCCAAAAAGTGCGCATATGAAGTGGATCCATGTTTGAACTTAATTTCTTCCCAGTCTCCAAGTGGTTTAGTGTTAAAACAGACAGTATCGTTTACGTAGCCATCTCCTTCGATGTATCGAGAATATTTAAGCTCGACATGAGGAAGATTTGTGTGCTCATCTATGAACGCACGAGCCTCTTTAACGAAGGAAGGCATACTTACAGTCTGGCTTAAACTCTAACTTCTTCTCTAAATCCTTTAATTGTTCTTTCTTTTTTATCTCTAATCCGACACAATTGTGTTGTTCTAACCTAAAACATTTCATACAAAATTCGCCGTTGCAGTATTTACAAGTCATGGGGACGCCACATTTTTTTCGGCATTGCTGACACGGCATTTTCTATATAACGATTTATTTTTTTAACCTAAGTCGAGGTTCTTTATACTCGAAACTATGTCTAAAGATGTTCTCGTCTATCGCAAACAACACGTTCTCCTATTTACTGACTCAGGATGAGTTCAGGAACAAATGCCCCGAGAAAATCCGCCCTTCCAGGATTAAGCTCACGACGATTACTATGATCTCCGCATTCTCGAAACCCATCGAGGTCAACAAGATTCGCTCGGTATTCGAAGAACTTGGAGAAATCCGTCTTCACCGTAACGACACGTCTAACCAGGCGATCGTTTGGTCACTGAAACCCACGACATTCTACAACCAGATTACTCTCACGTACGACGACGGTCATAGTATCAAATCCATCAAGATCTTTCCCAACGGAAGTATTCAAGTCGCAGGTTGCGAGGACCTGTTCAACTGCAAGTATGTCATCTCTGGTCTCGTATATATCCTACAGTCTTTCGACGAAGATATTGTACCACCGGCCGACACGTTTCGCGTGGTGATGATCAACTCCAACTTCAGCCTCAACTACAACATTAATCTCATGTTGACGACGCAACACTTCGAAAAATATTCCGACGTTTTCAAAGTATCCTTCGAACCGGATCGCTACTCTGCGGTCAAGATCAAATTTAAACCCGCAGGCGACATGAAAGAAATCACGACCAGTATTTTCGGTACAGGGAAAATCATAATCACCGGCGCAGAGACGCTCAAGGAGATCGTATTTGCTTACAACATAATCAACCAGCACATCAACGATTGTCCAGCTATCAGGGTTTCGAGTGTGGAGGTGTCAGACGACTTCAATGACTATTTCGGGTACAACATGGACGATGCCATCAAAAAAATTAAGGGTATGGGGGTGGAGTCTTGGACCAATACGATTACGAATAGGCAAATAAATTTCTGATTGTAATATAAATGTCGCAGCGTTTAGGCATGGCCGACGGCAGATGCCACACAATCAACAACTCCTCTCTACTCTATGATAACTACATCAAGACTCAGAACGGTATCAAGTACGAGGACAACTACTCGTTCCGCAAGCTCCTGCAAGAGAAGGGCCCCGATCTTCACCAGGTCCCCGCTCCCCAAGATGACGGAAGCCCCTGTGGTCTCTGTGATTCTTCCCTCAACCTGTCCAAGATCAACTGAGTAAAACCCTTAAAATTAAAGTAAAATCCATTGTATGGACGATACTGATCAAGGTACTACGTGTGCAATATGTCTCAATCCAGTGAGAGAGACGAGACAAAATAAACCTATCAGATGTGGTCATTTGTTTCACTCTCACTGTATAGAGGAATGGAAACGACGCGGAAATCAAACATGCCCCACGTGCAGGAAAATTTTCGATGGCGCCAATTTTCAGGTGACAGTCAGCATTAGAAATACGATAAACGACACGACTTTTGTAAGAGACGTGGAAGATCAGTACATTTTCGATACATTGGACGCTTTCTTTGATATAGAAGATGCAACTGAGCTAGAGAGCTTACTTGCGGACTTTGGGATGAGTGTGTCCAACCTTGACCCCCTTATTCTTAACACAGAAGGATGAACAGTACTTGTCGTACTTCAAACCCGGGTAGTCCCTAGAAATTTTACGCGGATCCTTGATCAGTTTTCCCTTAGCTCCAACCACCAATGGTCCCGTAGCCCATCCTCGCTTATGACTGAAAAACTCAGCCTTAAACACTATGACACGCCCAGGTTTTAAAGTGGCGGCCGCTCGCTTAACACGACCCACCGGTACTTTAAAAAATCTAGCTATACTTTCGTGTGTATCCCCCGCTTTCACTTTATACTCAGCCTTGCTATGTTGCTTATAAAAATGGAAATCACCCTGGCACAGATGGTTATTCTTTTTGCATGAAGCGATAAACAGCATCACTTTGTAGTAATCGGGCTTACATTTCGTACCACCTTTCACAATGTAGACTTTACCGGGGTTATCGGCGACGACGAGTTTTGGTAGAGTACCACAGTTTATGTAACGACCATTGGCACGTAAATTGGCGCGCTCTCCAGGCTGACTCTTCCATCCACGGTATCTCTGAAAATCATTGACTGCATACGCATAGCAGTTATTATTATTCTTACCCACCTTACCACCCCACTTTCGAGTGGTAAACGTATGTTCGCCGCCGCTTGTAGGGGGACCTTTGGTCATTATATTATGTTAGAAAAAAATCTTCCCACATAATAAATGATCAAAGATATTACCAAAGCTAGAACTAAGCGCCAAATCATCGAAGAGATTTTAATCTTCGTGCTCACCGTTCTGGTCAGCACTTTTATTCTTCGCTTCACTTGGAACAATTCACTGAGTAAGCATATCAGCGTGCTCAAGCCTATTAAGTCTTTCTTTGACGCACTTTTACTGTCTATTTCTATTCAGGTTTTTCGGGGTCTTTAAACCTCCTTGAAACCGACGACACGCTCACCGGATGAGTGAACCATCGTGGGGTATCCTTCGATTCCCTTGCAATCCTCAGAATCACAGTCGACAAACGTGTAAGGCTTACCCTTACCCTCGAAATAGTCGAGCTGCTTACGAGTCCATCCACAACCCATGGACCCGTAAACAGTCCATTCGCCATCACTGGGCTCCGCCTTGATAGCCTTCACGGGCTGAGCCTTCTTCATAGCCATAAAAATACGAATGTTGATGAGCACGAGAATAAGTGCGAGAATCATGTTATATCTATACAGCAGATTTTATTTCTGACCATAAAGTATGACGAGTATTCAGAAGAACATCGACAGGATTCTCGAGGGGAACAAGGGTTGTGCCCCCATGAATCATATAGCTATTAATACATCATGGAAACGTTCCGGTGCATACGGCAATGTTCGTCGCGCCAAATTGACGGGTAAGTCTAGAAAGTTTATCGCGATGAAAGAGATGAAAGTTCCTAAAGACGATCCCGAACTCGGTGAGCTTGCTGAAATGGAATACAAAATCGCTCGCAAGCTCAAGAACTTTGACATCCCGAAAGTGTACAAGTATGTCAAGTGTCCCATCGAAGGAAATGGTCCGAATCTTAGAAAGGATATACTGTATTTCGAGTATGTGAATGGCGTTTCTCTTCGGGAATACATCCGAACTCGTCGAGATCTCACTCTTATCCAATTAAAGTCGATCGTCGCACAGGTGTCCTACAACCTGTACAGAATTAGTAAGAAATTCCCCACGTTTCGTCACCACGACCTGCACACGGATAACATTCTCGTTCGACCCGTCGCGAGAAAGAATATCCCCATCGAAGTTGGTGATACCAAGTACACGATCGACAACGGTGGCCTAGAGTTGGTGATGATCGATTTCGGATTTGCTTCTTTCCCGGGTATACCCAACCCTCTCGTTAACAAGAAGAATTACATCAACATAGGTATTCACAGAAATTCCAATAGGTACTACGACCTTCACTTTTTCCTTAACAGTATACACAACGAACTCACACGAACGGCTCAGATAACCCCGATGGTGGCCGATCACGGGCCTCGTATCGGTATGAAAGTTTTCATCGGAAACCTGTTCACAAAGGATTACCTCGGGTTTACGTCGAGCAAGCTCAAAAATTTTAGGTTACGTGGTACGACAAACAATTCAAGAAATAAGGATCTACCGACATTTGAAAAGGTTCTGAAGCATCCGTTTCTGACAGGAATTAAGACGCCGCGTATGGAAATACCCACGACTAAAACGACCAGTACCCCTGTAGTGATATCACGAAAGACTCCTCCCAGAAATAATAAAACCACCGCTAGTCAAAGAAAAGCTGCCATCAATCGCGCGAAAAAGGTATTAGAAGCCGGTAAGCAAATGACCAGACCGACGATCAGACCTGGTATTGCTCGCAAACCCCCTCTCCCTCCCAAGCCTCCCAAGGCTCCGTCTCCCCCTAAACCGTCCAGCGGTAAACCAATTCTCACTAAGCCTGCGACATCTGCGGGTATGACCAAATCGAAGAAACCTTCGAGTAGAAAACCCTCGAGTAAGAAGAATAAGGTGAGCCAGGCATGGATTAACTCATTCATGAAAAACATGACTCGCGCTTAAAGAAAATACCCGTTCTTTATATAATGAAATGTTGTGACGTGTGTTGCGAAAAATACAACAATTCAAATCACAAAAAGGTTGAGTGCCCTTTTTGTGATTTTAAATCGTGTCGATCATGTTCACAGAAATACATGCTTAGCACTACTGAAGAACCCCATTGCATGAAATGTAAACACGAACATAATAGGGAGTTTATAGACACGTTCTGTTCGTCGGTGTTTAGAAATCGTGACTATAGAAAACATCGTGAGAATGTCCTGTTTCAAAGAGAGATAGCACGTATGCCTGAAACACAACCATACGTTATGCGGGAATTACAGTTGAGAAGTTTGCGAATGTCGTATCTCTACCTGGTGTACATCCTAAGAAACCTGTATAGAACTGATGACGTGATGGAAGAAGTGAAACCGTATTTAGATTCAGTATTACGTACGAACATCATCAATATCTACGAAACCATACAGGTACTTAATTCGAACGAACCAACCATAGCGAGTGATAAGTATCACAAGATCGCTCAGAAGTGTCCTTCGGAAGATTGTCGCGGATTTTTATGCGATGACTGGATTTGTGGTATATGCAAAAACAAGTTCTGTGATAAGTGTCACGAGATTCTCGTTCCTGGTCACACGTGTAACAAAGATACTGTAAAAACGATGAAGCTACTGAAAAGGGATACGAAACCATGTCCGAAGTGTAATGTACCTATATCAAAGATAGAGGGTTGCGCTCAGATGTGGTGTACACAGTGTCACGTAGCGTTCGACTGGAGAACGGGGGCCATAGAGACGGGTAGAATACACAATCCACACTATTTCGAATTTAAAAAACGATCGAGAGAACACGGGGACATTCCATGCGGTGGGCGACCCACGCACGCAGAATTGCGACGATCGAAAGCATCAGTCTCCATTCTGGAAATATCGGTGAGTGTGGTACAAATTGAGTATGAACTGATGTATCGGTTTGGGTTTTTCTACGAGGACAACCGATATCTGCGTATGAAATATCTCTTAAATGAGTTGTCAGAAGAAAGTCTAAAACGCGAACTCCAGAGACGTGACAAGAGCAACTGTAAAACCCGTGACGTCAGGGACATATATCAGATGTACGTAGACACCGTGGGTGACCTATTGAGACAATACATGATCGACAGGTCAAAGGAATTGGACATCATCGCAGAAGTTCGCGAACTTCTTTTGTACATGAATCAGGTGTTGGGAACTATACGGAAGAGATACGTCTGTAAGCTACCCTATAATTTAATGTTGGATATAATCAGATGAGAGTGTACATTATTATAGCAGTGATTCTGTTATGCATTCTGTTAAGACCAAGGTATAAAGAACCTATGGTTCTCCCCAAGGTATTCACACCCGAAGAGTGTGACAGCATAATAAAAACAGCTGAATCCAGGCTGGAACCGTCGAATATGGATACCGATTTTCATATAGACAAGACTATCCGAGATAGCGAAACTGCGTGGATAAGCCCCACAGAAAGCAAGGTCGCTAACAAGATGATCAGGAAGTGTGTGTCGTACACGGATAGAAAACCAGTGAACAGCGAACAGTTACAAGTTCTCAAATACAAGGAGGGTGGATTTTACACACCGCATCAAGACGCGTTCTACGACGAACCCAATCCTAGAACCGTCACCGCTATAATCGCATTGAACGACGATTACGAAGGTGGAGAAACAGAATTTCCGAATTTGGGTAAAAAGTTTAAACTGAATAAGGGTGATGTGCTCTTGTTCAACAATTTCACCGATTGGGGATACCAAACGCCAAAGTCGTTACACGGTGGACGACCGGTGAAATCGGGTGAGAAGTGGATATGTAACCTTTGGATACACAGGTACCCGTACAACCCCGAAGACTGGACGGGTTCTAAGGCATTCCCCGGTAATGAAGGTGGTGGTTCGTGTTCTGTTTTTTAACCAATTTATACGAGAGAGTGTAATAACTTAAAAATAAAATACTCATAGTGAGTACCTTACGATGAATAATATGTGTACTATCCACCCTACACCGGCATTGTGCCTCCTTGAAGTGTCTCGTCGACCCAAGACCGCCCGTAAATCGGGGTATGTTAATGTCTATGAACATATCAAAAAGGAAATCAAGGTACTCAACTACGAAGATACAGAAGCAGCAAAAATGGAGGCAAAACGTCAGCCTCGTAGATCTGCCAGGATGAAAAAACACAAATAAATATCACACTTCGACTTTAACTTCGCTCTCGTATTTCTAATGTAGATTGATGAAGCGTTATTAACATAAACATTCCTAACGCAAAAAGATACACTGCATCGATCCATAAAGTAAAAACAACGGCTATAGGTAGTGCGAAAAAGCAATACGTAGAATGAAAAGCCAATATAAGCCTCGCCTTTAATTTCTCTGAATACACTGCGTATAATGTAGCTCCCAGAAATATTATATTCAGTATATCAGCCAGCGAAAACCGAATTGCGAAAGAATATAACCCTAACCATAAAAACATCCATAGAACCGTGCGATTAATTTCGGGATATTTCACGATAACTTCTAAGTGTGGATGTTGTTGAGGTTGGGGCTCAACGATTGAATGAGCTTCGATGTCGTGGTTAGTACCTATCGAAACACAGCCATCGGGTGATTCGACGACAACGTGTCGTTCATTGTTCATACATAATTTTTGTATTATTTTTCTAAAAGCTTTAACGCTTCAAGTTGAAACTTATCACACGGAGCATTCACGTTCAACGGAACATACTGAACATCCTTAATTATAGCTTCGTCTTGTGCGACCGTTTCGTACATTTTATCATGAAACCGTTTGACCACAAGTGGGTTATCCATCAGGGGTGTCTTTGGGTACATCATACACCACGACATCTTAGTATTCTTGTCATCCATCGGAGCGAGTGTACTAAACGTGATAAACTCATACATACCCGCGAGTTTAATTCTTATGATGGATGTAGCTGGGGACACAAATCTATTGTGAACGGGTGCACCATTCTTTGGTTGCATGTGTTTCGTAAATGTAGACGAAGCTTTGGGTTGAACGACGGCGAAACAATCTACATAGTCATTCACTCTCTCGACTTTAAGATTCTTAACAATCCCGTTATTCTCGTCAGCGAAGTTGTGAACAAAATTTATATGGGAAATATCGGTCGCGTTCAAAACCCAATCGTAAATGTTACCTTTCAATTCTTTAGAACCGTATACATGAACCCAATCGGGGTCGTTTAATTCTTTACAGTAACGGGTCGGTAAAGGTTGATTATTCTTAGCAGTCCAAATAAACCCACCATCTTCAATCACCGGATACGAACCAATATCACCACCGACAGGTATGTTGTGCGCAGAGGGGACTTTGACGAGTTTACCGCTCGTGTCATATTCCCATCCATGATACGGACATTGTATACGATCCCCCTTCACACGACCATTACATAAATTGGCGCCTCTGTGTGGACACTTTGCATCCAACAGAGAAACCTTACCATACTTGCCACGAAAGAGTACGTGGTTCTTTCCACTGATGCGAACACTTTCCATTTCGAGTCCCTTCGAAACTCCTATACCATATAACATCTACCTATATTGTTAACTAAGTTTTTAAATCACCGTAAATATCTAAAATATCTTTAACGATCGGACTTCGCTCTATATCTGTGTGTTCAAAAGTAATGCACTCTATGCGCTTATGGGCGCGGTCTTTCACACGTTCATAAATATCTTTGAGACCATTTTCATCGTATTTTCTATCGTGTTGTCTAAGATCTCCTGTTATTACCATTTTGCTATCGTCTCCTATGCGCGTGAGTAACATCTTCATTTGGTTAGGGGTTGAGTTCTGCATCTCGTCCGCTATGATAAATGCGTTTTTAAACGTACGTCCACGCATGTACGCCAACGGACATATCTCTATCACTTTCTCTTTGATCATTGACGCGATTTGTGCTTGTGTGTAAAACTCCGCAAAAATATCCATGATGGGTCGTGTCCATGGATCCATCTTTTCTTCGAGTGTCCCGGGTAAATACCCTATATCTTCCTCGACAGAAACTGCGGGGCGTGTCAATATGATCTTCTTGAATGAGTCGTCGTTTAATCCCTGTATAGCCGCATAACATGCTAACATCGTCTTACCTGTACCAGCTGGTCCTACTGCAAACACCATCGGTTTCATACCATACAAAACCCGATTGTAATCCCTCTGACGATCATTTTTCGGAACCGTACTCGGAATATTTATTTCCACTTCATACGACTCCTCATATATTTCGGTTTCATACGAACATGGTGAAAATTTTTCGCGGCGACCCTTCTTCCCCATACTGTTTATTCAGAAATTTTAAATCTTAGTAGACGTAAATGCTCGCCCTATTTTGTAAACCGGTAGTCATCATTGAACCCCCCAAGAAACCAATCATCACTCCTCAGGATTGTAGAATTATACATGTAAGAGAAGTGAAAGATAACGCACTCGTGTCAGAATTTTTAGAACCGGTTGAATGGTTAAATGCACCACCGGTTATCATAGAACGCGAGTCAGGGGACAAATAAACGCACGAGGTGATTGTTATTTTTCAACTTCATAAAAATAACCTCATCACACTCACCACCTTTAATGATCATCACAGGTTCGCCGCACGTCGTTCCTTTTGTCTTGTAGCGATCACAGGCATTGGCCGTTCGTTCGGTAATGTTCATGTGTTGTGAATACCCAATAAACGTTTTATCGAGTTCGCCATTCTCGTCATGTGCTTCTACCGTAGCTTTAACCGAATAGGCACCAAACTCCCATGGTTTTACTGTTTCAGGGGGTGAAGGTGGTTCTGCGAGATTTGAATATTTATTGCCACTGAATCGTTTACGCAAGGCGCCTGCCGGATTTAACAAAATAGCTGCAAGTGCATGCATTACTACGTTCACGTTCGAAATTTTTAAGTCTACTTAAGTCGCGACGTGTTTAAACGAAAATGTAAGATGAATATTTTCTTTCTTTCGTTGATTCCAGAAGAGATCGCAGAACTTTCGTGCGATCAGCATGTCATCAAGATCCAATTAGAGATTGCCCAAATGTTATACACCGCGTGGTATTATGCCAATCAGGAACAATATGTTCGTGAACACGCCCCTTATACGAAAAGTGGATCTCAGCGTGGGTACAAACCTGCTCACAAGAAACACCCTATGACGATGTGGATCTCTTCCAGTCTTAGTAACTACATGTTCGCATGTGATATCGGCCTAGCACTGTCGAAAGAATACACAAAACGTTATGGAAAAATTCACACGTGCGAGGAACATCTACGATGGCTCAAGGATAACGTACCGTCCCACTTCGACGAACATAAGAGCGATACAGCTTACTACTCTGTTCAGGGTATTCCAGAATGTATGCCCACGGCGTATCATTGCCCAAACGTGATCGAAGCGTATCGCAAATACTATGTCAACGACAAAGCGTCTTTCGCGCGCTACAAAACCGGTACACCTCCCTTCATGCAGGACATAAAGGTTTAACTTGTAACCGATGTATGTATAAAATACACCCCTTGTGCCCCCATCAAAAGAAGCATATTCAATGTATGATATGTAATAAAGGGCCTATATGTATTCACGGTAATATCCAAACTTTGTGTTGGTACTGTGTCGAGGGTCAGATATGTGATCATAAGTGTTTTAGATTTAGATGTTCTATATGTAAACCAAAATAATTTATAGTGTAATATAAATGAGTAACTTACAGAAGAAGATACCTTTTATGGCGGGAGTTTTTGGACACCTTATTTTTCAAACTTTTGTCGCATACAGAGCCGCCGAGGCGACCTCCAATAACGCCTACATGAAAGATATCGCTCGTTCTAATGCGTTATTGATAGGGGTGATAGGTTTAGTGATACTTCTCGTGTTGACTCTCGTTCGTTTACCTATTCCTATTAAGGTACTTATGTTTACGATGCTGGCCTACATCGCTGGTATGACTTTACACAACGTGCCCAACTTACAAGAAGCTCTACTCGAGACCGTGGGTATATTTATAGCCATGTTGGTCGCCGGTATTTTCACCGTTAAGATGGGATATCGCCTCGATCTACTTGGTCAGATACTCTTCTTCTCACTTTTGACCATCCTGATTGCCAGGATTATCAATACGTATGTGAGACGCAAGTCCGGATCTCTCGTGCCTAGTAGGATTATCTCGATACTGTTCGCGTTATTTGTGGTGTATGATACGAATAAGATATTGCAGCGTAATTACGGTGGCAATTTCGTAGACGCATCGTTAGACTACTTTTTAGACATAATTAATCTCATTCCCTCGGTTGGAAACGAGTAAACAGACTTGCCGGGGATCGAACCCGGAATGCTGGATTAGAAGTCCAGAGTGATATCCATTTCACTACAAGCCCTGCCCCCGACGAGATTCGAACTCGTGACCTCCGGCTTACAAAACCGACGCTCTGCCAACTAAGCTACAAGGGCGAATGGTGATTTTTTTATACTACGCGTTATATTTAGTCAACGGGTCCAATGACGGAATCCAGAATCGCTGGGTACAACGCGTTTTCTTTCACATGATCCATGAGCCGCTTACGGTTCTCGAGATGAAGCTTCTCAACATCCGCCTTGTTCTGTCCCACGTAGGGGACTGCGTATCCATTGTCGCACATCCACTTATTCACGTTCGTCCATTGGCCATCTTCGCATACCCAGACTTCGGCTAGAATGCGTCCAAACTTTCCACGAGAGTCACGTTCGGGACAACGAAGTTCAATCTCGATATCGTCCTTCTCCGAGGCGACGGCCTTCATACACCATTCTTTGAGATGCTTCTTAGACATGAGTCCAAACACCTTCTCAACTTTATCGGACGTGCGAGACTCGGGAGTATCAATTCCTAGAAGGCGAACTCGCTGCTTCGTACAGACGTCGAACCCGAGATCAATACAAACATCGATGGTATCTCCATCGACGACCTTTTCCAAAGACGAAACCTTGTATCGAAAGTTGCACTCGGGAGAATCGTACGCCATTATACATGACAATTGTTCGTAATCTTTAACCCTAGTTAAAAAAATAGTGCCCGATTATAATATGTATATCCGAGCATACTCTTCCAATGATTTCTATAAATATCGACTAAACATAACCAGGAAGAATGTTCTAAACGAGATATACGATAAACAGGTGGTCAAAACGAAACCAAAACCACCACCCGAAAATTTGCGTCTTCATCTACGGTTCAAAGAAGCCATAGAGGAAGCCCAAGAACTGTGCTCGATCGATAAAAACTCTAAAGAGTGTCATTTTGCATGGTACGAAGTTGACGAATTAGAAGATTCTATCGCGCGGTCGAATTTCCGGCGCGACTGACAGTAATCGTGGCAGGCTCTTCGTCGTACGTGTAATACTTTATAGAAATACCGAACATGCGTTTCATGTGCGGATTTAACTCTCCGTTAATAGCCCCTTTCCAGTCTCTTAACGTAGTAGCAAAATATTCTGCACCATCTTCACCAAATACCCTAGACCTGAAAAAAGGCTGTTCACGAATCCATTCCATATGTCTGTTAACGGTGGCAGGGACTGGTCGTTGATTCTTCTCTGCTGACTCGATAATATCTATGACATAATACCCATGTCTGTCTGCAATGAGGTTTGCTTGCATTCCCGGATACCCCTTGATATACGCCTCAAAATCAGCACCACTCGGAAGTGTCACATATACTTCACGAGTACTCGAAGGTAAAGGAGAATCCCCTCCAGCGGTTGATATACCCGGATGTGTGTGATATGAGATGTAAGAGTTTACAAACATTCCCACTATGTGCCCGTTCACTTGCATTCTTTGTTGCGACGTAAACCGTGTCGGAACATTAAATTTGACCATATTACCATTGGATACAAAGTCTATCTTTCCTCCGTACTCCCACCTCTTAAGAGTAGACAGGTTATTTATCGTTCGCAGTTCCTTTATGACACGCTTGGGAAGTTGTATAGTGGCTCTTGTATTCGATACACGGACAACTTTCGCTATCATTTCCAGGTCCTTTCGTTTAGCACTGCTAGAGACTGGTGTGTAGTTTGACGGAACGCGTCTTCGCTTACCTAACATACCCGAACCAACCGAATTTATGTTCATAACATTTCTACGAAACAGGTAATTTTCAACATTCCTGTTCCCCTGATTTATGTTCATGGGTGTACCCGATGATCTGGGTGTGGGCATCTTACTGTAAATACACAAAATTATCTCGTCTTGGTAATCTTAAGTGCCGACTTCTTCGCAACCTTGGGATCTATCCTGTTTACGGTACTCTTTTTAGGGTTGAACATCTTTTTATGCGCCTGCCAATACTCCGGTGCCCCAACCTTGAAATTCTTGTGAATTTTGGCCTTGTACCAAAAAACACAATCTTCGATGCGGTTACTCTTACTGGTGTTATCTAAAACGATACATTCGTAATTTTCGGTACATGCGTCCATGACCTTATTGAACATATCGAAGCTCGGAAAAATACCAAAGAATGACTTGTAAAGCTTTTCTCGGTTCTGAATGATGTTTTCGCGTAAGACAAAAACATAATCAACGTTCGCACGAAGTGCTGGAGGCAGGTCCATGCAATACTGCATCGTCAGCATGAAAAATATCTTCCAGTGACGACCATTCATAAAACATTGACGAATACACGTGTCACGCATAAACTTGTTGTCGTACATGCAATCATCCAATAGGAGAAAAGCTCCACAATTTGTCTTACCCGCACCCACGAGCTTTCTTTGACGGTCCATCACGCGCTCGATCGCCTCCCTGTCGTAGTCACCGTATATGAAGAGGTCGGGTATGTACTGCTGATAATAGTGGTTACCTTCTTCAGTAGCCGATAAAACGATACCCGCTGGTAAATGTTTCTTATACCACAAAATATCAGTCACGAGGGTTGACTTACCCGTGTTACGTTTTCCTATGAATACACATACCTTATCGTCGGCCATTTTGCCAGGGTTGAATTTTCTCAAACGTAAATCCATCTATAATATCGCACTCTTTTATTTGATAAAATTTTACTCACATGTAGTAAGAATGGCCGGACGTTTACGCCTTGCTGTCACTGGTATCCAGGATCAATGGCTTACCGGGGAGCCAAAAATTTCGTACTTTTCGTCCATCTATAAACGACACACTCGGTTTTCCACAGAAGCAGTCGGTATTCCTCTTACTGGAAATGTTTCACTGGGTGGGAATGCCATAGCGCGTATCCCGAATAACGTCGGGGATTTACTTCGAAGTGTGATCCTTAAACTCACCCTGGGGACGTTACCTATGCCGAGTACTTTACCCGGAGACTTGTACAACGCTTCACCGTCTACAAGTGTTATACAGTATGTCGACCTTGTGATAGGTGGTCAGACCATTCAGCGACTCACAGGTGACTATATAGACATGTACAATCAACTCCACAGTAACAAGGATGATGCCAACACGACTCTTTATTACATGAACGGACATAATAACCAATTACAAATCACGAGTGGGGTTGGAGGAAGTGGACCAAAAACGTTCTACCTAAATTTACCGTTTTACTTTTTTAGAAACCCCAGTTTGGCCATACCTATATGCGCAATTACTCGACAAATAATCGAAATACACATCAAGTTTAAAGGTGTGGATGACGACGTAACGTTTAATTATGAAGAAGTGAACGGGAATATGGTACGTACCAAGACGAATATAGGGTCTATCGTCGAGGCGTCTGTCATCGCGGACTTTTACTTTATCACTCGAGACGAGATTAACTTTTTACTCACACGACCCATGGAGTATGTCATAACGCAGCAGCAGTTATCTACCATGCAATTTAAACCTAACGAATCTAAGAAATCTGCGTTGTTAAAGTTTACAAACCCTGTGAAAGAGTTATTATTCTTAGCGAAAGAAGAGACTGGACCAAATGCTACTAGATCCACGACTATCATCCCCGACGAATTTTCTCAATTGGGTAATGATATTGATGGTACAACTTCATTCGGTAATGCTGGTCAGAGTGTGTCAGTGTCCTCCGATGGGTCGAGACTCGCCGTAGGAATAAGATCGGGTGGTTCGAGTAGTCAGGGTATAGTTCGGGTGTTTGATTGGAATGGAACATATTGGACACAAGTTGGTTCAGATATAGTCGGTCTCAGCAATGGAGATAATTTCGGCCGCGCCGTGTCTTTATCTTCGGATGGAGCGAGAGTTGCTATTGGAGCTCCCTTTGCTGACCCGGTATCTGTTAGTTCTGGACAGGTGACGGTATACGAATTAAGTGAGTCTACGTGGGTACAAATGGGGTCAGTGTTTAGTGGTACAGTCACTGACGAACGACTTGGATATTCCGTTTCGTTAAATTCGGACGGAACGAAACTTGCTTTTGGGGCTACAAACGTGACGAGTTCTGGATACGTCAAAGTGTACAGCTGGTCCGGAACTTCATGGGCCCCAGATTCAGGGGGAGTGTATTTGTACGGTAACGCTAATGATGAATATGGAACATCCGTTTCGTTATCTTCAGATGGAACAAGACTCGCCGTTGGAGCAGCTGCAAATAATACAGGGGGATATGTCAAGGTTTATGAATTTTCGGGGAATGCATGGAGTCCACTGGGTTCTACTATAAATGGTGAAGGTGTCACTGATAGGTTCGGGTTCTCGGTCTCATTAAGTTCAGATGGAACGCGATTTGCTGCTGGAGGAATTGGAAATACCGCAAATTCTGGTCACGTTCGAGTTTATGAGTGGACGTGGCTTGCCTACGCCGGGTCTTATGACTGGCTTCAGGTTGGTTCTGATATTGATAGCGAATCTTCGGCTGATAATTTTGGATACTCCGTTTCGTTAAATTCAGATGGAACAAGACTCGCCGCTGGAGCGATATTTAATAACAGCAATCGCGGACATACCCGGGTATTTGATTGGTCAGTGGTCACGGGAGGCCTGTCCTCGACATGGAATCAGATAGGTTCTGATATAGACGGGGAAGCTTCAAATGATTATTCTGGGCATTCTGTCTCGTTATCTTCTGACGGATTAAGATTGGCTATCGGGGCACCAAACAACGCAGACGGTGGCGATTTCGCTGGACACGTCCGGGTGTACAGAATGGATGCAGAACTTGCAGTCCCCGAAGACCATCTATTAAATACGACATCTTCCGATCAGGCATTTTCCAGTCATGTCACGGGTAAAAGATCCGATTACCGCTTCGTGAAAAACATCAGGTTTGAGTGCAACGGAAAAACGATGTTTGATCACACAGGTAAATACCTCGCATATGAACAGTCCTTAATACATCACACCGGGTGCCCAGACGCGGGGTATGAATTCTACATGTATTCCTTCGCGATGAAACCGGAACTGTATTACCCGACGGGTCAATTAAACATGAGCCGTATCATTCATAAGAAACTAGATGTGGAACTCGATGAAGTTTCGACTACACGAAACATAAACCTTTCGATATACGCTTTAAATTATAACGTCTTACACGTCGAGGGAGGATTAGCGGGTTTAAAATTTTAACGGGTTATAGTAGAAATGGCAGGACGGGTACAACTTGCCACTACGGGTACTCAGGATGCTTATTTCACAGAGAATCCTGAATACACGCATTTCATAAAACAGTTCAAAAGACATACGAACTTTTCAACGTATGACTTGACTCATGATCTACACGGTCAACTAGAATATGGAGGTATTGTTAAATGCACGATACCAGCGAACGCCGGTGATTTAATAAAGGCGGTTCGAGTACATTTTACGTTACCACCTTTAGAAAATGGTGGTGTGAACTTCAGATACGTAGAATCCATTGGACATGCGATTTTTCAACATGTAGATCTCACGATAGGTGGACAGCTCGTACAAAGAATTCCTAGGGATTGGTTGCAGATTTATAGTGAACACTACATTACACAGACGAAGCAGAATAACCTGGCTAAACTGATAGGTAAGTGCCCAGACGAATCGTCTGGACTTCCGGTACAACATGCATCTATCGATCAATATTTACCACTCGCGACTACATCCACGAGTTACATAGTGGATATACCGTTCTATTTTCACAACAATCCGGAACTCGCGATTCCACTCTGTGCTCTATCAAAACAGGAGTGTGAAATAGAAATTCAGCTCAGCGACATCGGTAAATGTATTCACAATTTACCCCATCTACTCACACAATCTTCACCTGATAATACCAACTTTGTCGTGACTGTACAGGATGGTAAATATTTCATAAACGGGGAACAGCAGCCAGTCCTCGAGTTGCAGTACGGTAACACATATACGTTTGAAATAGGAATCACAGACGATAGTAACCATCCATTCAGGTTTTCACAGGGTGCGGATGGTGTTCATGCATCCCCGGTTCCATATACACAATACACAGATAACCAAACTGAAACGACTACATCGAGTGCACGTATAATCACATTTATTGTAAACAGTGATACACCGAGTACGTTATATTACTATTGTAACATTCATCCGGGAATGGGAGGTCAGGTAAATATAAACATGGCAGGAATTGGTGATACGTCTCGTTTTGGTATTGAGTCTATGACTCTACATACAGAGATGGTTCAACTTAACGAACCGGAGCGACAAGCCATTAAGAACAGTAACCGCGACTATATAATCACACAAATACAACAGGATACGTTTGAAATACCCCTATCCAGTTCCGAGGGTACAGATGACTACAGGTTTAAGATGAACTTCATGAACCCGGTGAAAGAGTTGTACTTCGTGATACAAAACGTCCCCCTACCGACGAAAAGTTTTTACAGTCCGTTCGATTACGATTTTACTTACGAAATTTATCCGCTAGGATCCAGCGGCAAATATGTAAATTTTGAGCACCTCATCAGTTTAGGTATGGTGTTAGATAATGAAACCGTTCTCGATGAAGTGACTGGAAATGTCGTACATCTTCGAGCTGTACAGAGTGGTATTCATCATTCCAGGACACAGTTATTCAGGCGATTTTACTCGTATAGTTTCGCATTAGAACCCGAGAAGTGGTATCCGACGGGGCAAAGAAATTTTAGCGCCATTAAAGAGCAGATCATTCAACTGAAACTCAACAGTGAGACGTCTTTAAAAAGAGAGCTTAGAGTTTATGCGCTCGCTAATAATATACTCCGAATCAATGGAGGAAGCGGAAAAGTTATCTTCCCAAATGGTGGAATCAGCAATTAACATAATGCAGCCAGTGATGGAACATGCAGTCGTTTTATCAGGACAATATGCTAAAGCGTGTGGTCGAAACACGATTTTAGCGAAGGATATGGAATACTGTTTGAAATACTGTGCGATGCACACGGTAGGTCAGCAAATCGGGTCATATTTTCCCGAAATTTACGAGGACGAGGAATCCGAAGGGGAGGAAGAGATAGAGACGGTCGATGAAAGTGAAGAGCCACCTTTCGTTCCATATTCAGGAACAGAAGAACTGTATATGAAAATCAACGAGGCATATGACGCATGGGAGGGATGGAAGCCGACCAATCCGTCAGAAGAAATGATAAAAAATGCAATCGATAGTAATGGACACATCGCCTCTCCAGGGATGGACGACTTCTAATTACAAGAATTTTAAAGCAGTCGACGAGTCCTCTGATTCTGGATCCGATTCTGAATCGGACTCAGAATCTGAAGTACCCAGGAAGGGTAATATCAGGGGATACAATAAAGACGCTTATAAAAAAATCCTCATCGTCGAAGAGTTACTACCAGAATAAAATCTAAGCATACAATAAATGTCTACCGATATCGCTGTCGATACCGTCCTCGCGATCTCCCGTGAGCTCGAGGCGCAGTCCCTCAACTCCGTCGTCGCCGGCTTCTCTTTCGCCGCGGCTCTCTCTTGGATGGACGTCGTCCGTTGGTCCATTCACCAGGTCGTCAAGGTCCAGAAGAACGGTGGCATGAACTATGCCCTCACCGCTCTCTTCACCACCCTTCTTTCCGTGATCGTCTACATGATCATCTCTCGCGTGTCCACTCGCGTCAGGAAGCCCGGTGCTCCCGTTTACGCGGTTACTCGCTAAGTCTTCGCGGTTTAGTAAATACCATGAAGAAACAACCGGTAAGTACTATTAAAAATATATAAATAAACGCATTCCATTTATTCAGGTCATCAACCTTGCCTTGAATATTTGGCGGAAGACGATACCCTTCGGTGCGCTCTTCATTTTCTAACTCAGTACCCTTCTTTACCATAGGAACTCTCGATAATTTATCAGTCGTACCGTTTATAGATAATTTTAACACGTGATTCGCGTTTCTGAAATCGTAGGGAATCAGGCGGTTATTACTACTGTAAAAAAATTGAATACGTAATTTCGATATATTTTGTGAACCCGATTCGAAGTTATGCTCTACGGTGTCATCCACACCAGAATAATTAATGACGTCACCGCACATCAAGATTCGACCAGTATAAAAAGGTGTATCGGAATATACCGTTTTGTTCAATTCTTCCGCACCACTACTTATCTTCAAAATAAGCGCATCCGGACCCTGTAGGTTTATACTTCCTGTTATTAAAAGTCCCTGTGCCTCTGGAGGAGACGTCGTGTTTGATCTTATGTTACTCGCGGGTAAACCAAGTATATCATGCGGAGTTGTATACCCTTCCGTAGCCACTGAAGAATGATATCCATTTGTACCATCATAAAACTTAAACGAAAATTCACTCCCAGCGGGTGCAGCCGATGATAGAGATGTTATGACGAGTTCGTTCTTATCCTTATCATATGAAAAGTCTATAGGAGAACTCACATAGGCACCACCTAACGCAGCATTGACTTTAGTTTGCAGTTCTGTCGCCAGAGACTTACCGCTGTAATTTCCGGGTGTGAGTGTTACTGTTACAACCGTATCTGGTGTGCCATGAACGACAAAATCAAACGTTTTGTTACGATCGTTAATTAAAAATTGACTCGCATGAATACGAGCTGATACCAACGATATCTTAGAGACGTTGTAAATTGGATTTTTCAATTCGACGACGTAATCTCCTGGATTGGGATACGCTATCGGATCGCGTTCTCCACTATCTATGTCTAACGTGTGTACGCTCATTAAAATAAGGGGATATATTTTAATCAGTGTGTTTATGCAAATATGAAAGTGTTTACATGATCTGTTGCGCGATGGGGTTGTTCTGAAGCTGTTGCTTAGCCACACCGAGGCTATAGTCCGAGGCGTACGGGTTAGCGTTACCCTTGTAATGGTTGAAGTTGTAATACTTGTTGTTATCGTATTGTTGCGTCCACCCACCGTTCATGGGACCCGTGCGACCATCAATGCGGGTCGTATCGAATCGCATAGCGGTAGGCATACCACCCTGGTTGAGGGGTCCGGCGCGAACGTTCATCCGACCAGCGTTACCCATTCTGTTCGCCTTGCCACGACGATCGTCGGGGCGGAAACCATACGCGAACAACTCATCAGACGTGTACGGGCGCTGGGGAGACCTGGCTTGAGATTCTCTGAGCTGAGAAGCAGGAGCCACGACGTGACCATGCGCGAACGTACTTATACCGGGAGCAACCTGGTTGTTGTACCTGTACTGTTCGGTGTTACCATCCTTCTTGTTGCGCGTGGGATCCGCCACGTGTTGAAGCGCAGACACGGTACGCTTAGCGCCATTAAATCCAAGACCGTCGTCACGAGAACCAGTCATGGCACGGTTGGTAATACGCTTACCGTTCACCTGCTCACCCCTAGGAATATGACCACCGAATCCTTGAGACTTGGCGCCTGCAACCGGACGACGCTCGGGAAGATACGCAGTCTTCTCGGGGCGGTTATTCGCCAGCTCACCCATCTTACCACGACGACCGCCGAAAATATCATGGGCCGGGCCACTTCTACCAGGTAAGGTGGTAAGTCTGTACGCACCCACATTTTCCGGGTTCACACGCACGATCTGATGGAACCCACCCGCCGCTGGAACATCGGGACCGACTGCGATACCCGGTCCGACGTATTGTTTCTCAATAGGAGAAAGATTGTTCATGCGACCACCGTCAAACATGCGATCGCGCATCTCTAACACTTCATTACCACTCGAACGCCCCTGTGGTGCGATGTCCGAAAAATTATTCACCTCAACCTTGGGATCGGGTAAGTTAGATAAACTGACAGGCTTAGGAGACATGACATTAGGCACCTCTTCCTGAATAACTGGAACCGGTGCCGGTTGGACATATTCCTCGGTCTTCTTCTTTTCACTCATAACTTTTCCTGCATAAGCCAGTCCAGCGATAGCTATTAACGAAAGTGGATCAGCCATTCTTAATTTTAGGAGAGATTTTTATTGACCAGGATATCGCTTCATGAACTGCATATTTTGAGTTTCGGCTGTGGTACTGGCAGGGACATATTGCATCGTCTTGAGGGGAAGCTTACACTTCATATCTTGGAGAGGGAACAGGTTTTGCTCGTACGTCTGAGCGACAATCTTATTAAATCTAGAAGTGGATTGGGGACGGAGAAGGTCACTCGTCTCGATAAACTCAGCGGGAGCACCCTTACCCGCCATGAAGGGTGCGGTACCGTATAACATGGTATTAGGTCGGCTAGAACCATAGTTAAGGGTACTGGGCTGGGGATACACGAACACCTCATCCGTGGCACACGCGGACGGGCGAGCGGGATTTTCAACAATTTTCAGTCCTGGTTGAAGCTGATACGCCATTTACTATTACACGAGAATATTATCTATCTACGCCGCTGGGCCATTACCCCCACCAAACATACCCCCTCTCTTATCATCGTTGGAAGCCAATC